GGATCTTTTTTAGGTCTTTCTTTTATACCGTATCCGTAATCTATGCTATCGTAATCATCACTGTCGCCTTTCTTTTGAGTAAACAATTGGCCTTTGTATTTAGGATCACGCCATTTAGCAGATTCTTCCATGTCTTCATAATCTTTAGGATCATGTTCTTCATAGTGATAATGCTCTAGTGCTTCTTGATGACTCCAACCGTATTTTCGCATTAGGTGACGAATCTTTTTCTCTTCATCATCATCGTGATGAGCGTTTTCTTTTACATCTTTTTTAGACATTTTTTCACTTTTGCGGCTCATTGATTTTTGTTTAACTTCTTCGTACATTGCTGAAAGTTTATTAACTAGACTTTCATCAAAATTACTTGGTTCACGTAATGGGTTAGTTCCAACTGCACGTTGAATAGGACTAATCTTACCCTTACTATTCATATCATCTCCGCTGAATGTTACAGCATCTACACCGTGAACATGATGACCTGCTGATCCTTGAGCACTATTACCGTAAGTTTCTTCATCGTCGTCAAATTCTTCTTCCATACCACGTTCATCTGTTGTAAGAGGACTCATATCGCTTTGTCCTTCTTCGGCAGACATACTTGCAACCATATCACCCATCATAGGCTCTTCATGATCGTGTTCGCTGGAATCTTTACCAATGATCATAGCTGGTTCTTTTTCGCTTGAACCATTTTCAATATTACGTAGAATACTCATCAGATCTTTAATACCGCCAGATCCTTGACCAGACATAGTAACATTCATCGAAACATTGTCCTGTTGACTTTGTTGGGCATGTGCAATCATTGGAAGTGGGCCTTCACCACATTCTTCAACACTTTCCTCTTTTGGTTTCTGAGCCGCTAACTGATTTTTACGTTGTTGCATATAAAGGTCAAATTTAGCACCTTCTGGTCCTTGACCACCGTAATGATTTGGTGGCTCAACACCTTCTTCAATCTTTTTTAATTTTGCCATTAAATCGTATAGTTGCATTATTTTGTCCCCTTAGGCAATTTAGGGAGTTTATTTTGTTTAGTACCAATGGTACTAGTTGTCCCTGGTTTGTTTGTGTTAAATTCTTTAACTTTTCTATATTCTTCTGCGACACCTGGCATTTTTTCAGCAAGAATTTGATCATTAAATCCTTTAACTTGTGTCATGTTGTGTTTTTCTTTACCTAGTTCTTTTAACAAGTCATACTTGTATTTGTCGTTAACTAGGTCGCTGTGATCACTAGGATCTTGAGTAGTTCCGCCAACTGCTTTACCAGTTTTTTCATCGTGTTCGTGATTAATTTCGTGTTCACGTTCTTCCCACATGTTGCGTACAATTACGTGGCTGTGGGTAACGCCTAGGCCAGTTGCAACCATATCGCGAATTTGTAAACTAGTTGCAGGATAATCTGTAGTAACATCGTAGATAGTCATACCAACATTTTTGTGCTCTGGAAATTCGCTGTGACGTTCTTGAATTGGTGTTGTAATTCCTTTATTAACTTTAGTAACGTGGAATTGGCTCAAAGAGCCTTTGATTTGCTCAACAGCATTATCTGGGTGATCTCCAGCAATTTTTACTTTAAATTCGTAAACTTTTTTGCTTTCGGTCAAATATTCTTTGTATGATTTCATAGTCTGATCCTAGTACTATATTTATTTTAAATTCTTTAATTTCTCTAACAAGCTATTACGATCCGAAATAATGACTCCATCGCCTGGAATCGTAACACCTTCATCATGACCGTTAGTATCTTGGTCTAACTTTTGTTTCTTGAGCTGTAGATCAATCATCTTTAGCTTTTTATCTAATTTGGCACTTTTAGCACTGATAGCGTGTCCTAACATACCTGCGGCTACTTCAAACAATCTGGCACTGTATCTAGCTTCAACGTTCATGCCTAAATCCATGATATCTTCGTAGGCATCTTTTGCTTTTTGTGCTAGTTCGTCCAGTTCATTATCGGCAATATCGCCTAGACCTTTTACCGCTGGTAACGCGGCTGAGATTTTATCAAACTCACTCATGTCGCGAAGGAATGGCTGAGCAAGTTCAGCTTTGGCTTGTGCTTTTTCTTCCTGTTTAACGATTTTTTTACTATCGGGAAGATTTAGGATTTCTTCAAGTTTTTTAGTCATACTATTACTTATGCTTAAACTTGACTGAAGATATCATTTTCATTAAGGATACGAAATTTAATACCTTGTTGTTTACACCATAGTCCAGCGGCAGCCCATTTGGCTTGATTTTTAACAAACTGTGCTTGGTTGTACTTGTTCTTGCCCACACGTTCTAGTATAGTTTGGCTAGCTGGTTTAATTTCAATTAGTTCTGTAAGGACATGATTATGTCGGTCTACATACTGTATAAAAAAATCAGGAACATAAACTGTTTGTCTATCAGTTAGCGGATCTCTATAAGGAATCTGCACAGCTTCACTTGCCCATTTTTGCACATTTTCGTTGTTGTCGCAGAAATTCATAAAACTCCATTCCCAACTCGATCTGTAAGTAGGCGTTTTAGTACCTACATACTTTTCTGGATGTTTCATGGTGAATTTTCCACGTGCAAATTTAGCCATATTATACTAATATGTTACGTGATTCAAACGTGTCAGTAACTTGAGCAGTTCTAAAACCTAATAGACTGGTTTTTTCTCTGTAAGCATTTAATACCTGTGCAACCACTTGGCTAAGTTGCACATCAGTTAAACTTTTTAGTTTATCTAACAAACTAAACACACTGACGTTTTCTACTCTAGATTGATTTAATAATATAATTGCCGTACTACTTGCACCTGCATAATCAAAACCACGCTTGACAAAAAATGCGATTGTTGCGTCGATCTCTGCCGCTGGAAAACTTACAGGAGTATTATAATACGTATCAAAAAATGTTTTAACATTTGTTGGTCCGCTTTGTGTTGCCGAAGGTAAATTTCCTATCATATATTATCCTCCTGGTTTTTGTTGGGTAGCTTGGGTTGTGTTATCGTTATCGTTACTTTGTGGAAAGTTGTAACCACTCAACCCACCTGCATTATTATTGGAAGTTGAATCAATAATTCCCATAGTACCATTCGAATTAATTGGTTGTTGTGTGTTTTGATAGGAATTAATCTGTGTAATCACACTGTCAAGGAAACTTGCCGCATTGCCCTTAACATTTAAAGATTCTACAAAACTGGGATTTGGCACACTAGGATCTGGATTGATACCTTTTAAAGAACTCGGACTGTGATCATAATGCCCTTCTCCGAATCCTTCGGGGCTATCTTCGGATACTGCTCCTACACTATAACTTACAGCTTCATATTTGATTTTCATATCAAAATCATGCGTACCTGGCTGACTGTAATCTAATTTATTATGATTCCAACTAGTGATAATAGGATTAGCTAGGGTATATTGTACATATTCGTGTCTAGCCATTTGATAAATCTTAATGTACTTAAAAAAAGGAACTGTACTACCGTTGTCTAATCCGTATGCTGTCGGAATATAATTTGCGTTTTTAGTGGCAGTTCTATTGTATGCTCCGGGTATAGTTGCACTAGTTGGATCAGCATAATAATAGTTGTAATAATTTTGCCACAGGGCATTAATCAGTCCCATATTATCATCATGAAATTTTATTCCAAGTTCCATGGGTTCATGTATGAACTGAATATTTTTCTTTCTGTTGTATTGATTTGCCATGTCAGTCTTGACTGTGAAATGGGGTAAATCAACACTTTTAACCATCAAGTTAATTTCTTTTCCGTAACGCTGTACTAAATTTAAATTATAAACTGTAGAATTATCGATGCCAAATGCAACATGGAATAAAAATTTACTTTTAGGCGCTAATCTGAATTGATCAGTTACAAAGGTGTTATAGGCGTGGCGCCAATCTTTAAAAAAAAGATGGTTACTTGCTTGTAAATTACGGTTAGATGTAAAGCTCATAGTATTATTTATTTAAATAATTAACTACGTACATAATGAATAGTCAATAAAAAGCCTACGTGTGTAGGCATTTTTATTATGAACCTAATGCGTTATGACCGCTACTTGCACCTGATTTTTGTACAGATTTAGGAGCACCAATTGCAGGAACTGGATCAGTTTGTACTGCATTATCAAACTGGATTGTTAGATCAATCATTACAGGACCTTGCTCGCTGTATTTTAAATCTTGCCAGTTAGTTTGTTGTACATAACATCCATACAATTCCCAAGTTTCTAAAACGTTAGGAACATTAGAACCGTTACCGCCGTCTAACATTTCAATACGCATTGTAAACTTGTAATCACCAGCCGCTGCCGCTGAACTTTGTTCAAAAAAGTCAAACTGTTTCTGGTTCTGCTCACCGACCAATTTGCTAACTGCACCAGTAACATCATCACGCAATTTAACTGTAAGTGCTTTCCACTTAGGTTTGCCAGCATAATGAATAATACTGTTGTAGATATCGATCTTTTGATCTTCAAATTCAACTTGTGGACGAGCCGCTTCAGCAACTTGTTTTGTTAGTTCTGTTGTTGGAGTACTTACACCAAAGTTTTCAAAGTTAATTCTAAAACGATACTTCAACTTAGGCATTAGCATGCCCTGTGAAGCCGCACTTTGATCACTTGCTAGTGGTACTGTAAAATTTGATAGTGCCGCGATTGCCATTTAATTTCTCCTTATTTGCCACTTAAACCGGCAATTGCGCCAGTATTTTCAAGACGTAATGGAATGTAGATGAATTCCACAGACTTAACTGGTTCGATTGCAATGTCAACATACAACTCATTAGCATCAATTCTGCTTGGAGTATTGTTTGAAGTGTCGCATACAACAATATAATCGTACAGGGCACGTTCAGCTGTTAGGTTAAGCAACAATTTTTCAATTTCTTGTTTAATTTCGTTACGTGTAATTGTATCATTTGGTTCAAATACATATGGTTTAGAAATGGCGTTCAACTGGTAACGTAAGTAAATTACTAAACGTGCTACATTGATACGATTTAAACTGCTTGCGACTAAACTACGAGTATATTGTCCGTATGCTACAAGTCCAACACCGCCAATGTATGTTATTGGGTTAACTTGTATTGTGGCTAATGTGTTACGTTGCCCAGTATTCAATGCGATAGGATTAAACACACCAGTTTGTGCAGTTACATAACCTACACTACTTGCATTTGTTACACCACCACGACGTACACCTGCTGGTGCAAACCAAGGATAAGCAACATTATCGCTTAATGCGATTGTACGCAACATGATATGACTTGGAGGAACAACGATGTCATTACCGTATAAGTCTGTTGTATAGCCCCATGGATAATATACACCAGTATTTGCATCTGTTGTAACTAGACCAACTTCGCCATCGCCTGTTGCATTATTTGTATTATTACCCCAGTTACTTAAACTTGTTGCATCGTTTGGTAAACGTGCAGGAGCATCTGCTACAATAAATGATAGTAATCCACGACCAGTATTTAAATTAACCAATGCGGATGTTGTTTCTAAATATCCTGGGCAACTTAATAAGTTAAATGTAACACTATCTTCGTTACGAATTTGTTGATTAGCGTTAATTGTAGCATTTAAAGCCGCTACAACAACAGCACGTTGAGCTTTACGACCAAACACGCCCACACCTAAATAATCATTAGCGGCATCTGTTACCCAACGATCTGGATAATAGTAAGTCATTACTGGGTTACCGGTAACGCTTGTATTATAGGCTTGTGTGTTTACATAACCTGAAACGTACTTTTTAACGTTAAAACTGCTACGGCGTAGATTATACAACAAAGTTCCCTTTGGATATAATTGTGCGTTTGGAGCGTCAAAGTCAACAAAGTCGCTTGATAATAATAATGCAATCGAATCCAGTGTATCAGCACCAGTTTTTACAGTATTTGCATTTAATGTTTCATCGCTCCAACGTGCATCGGCAAATATGATACCATTACTAGTTGTGTGATCTGTGTTGTTAATCAATACCCATGCTTTTGTTAAGAAATTCCAACGATAAATTGTTGGCCATGCTTCTAAATTACTTGAATTAATCCACAAATCACCATGTTGTAGTACACCGCCTGTACTGTTAGTAGTTGGTTGTGTTGAACTAATGATTGGACCGTTAGCATCAGTTTGTGTATAATTATTTGTATATCCAACACCCTGGTTAACAACAACTTTACCAGCAGTTGAAGTATAACCTCTCCAATGTGTACCATCATTGATTAAAATATCTACATCAGTGATTGAACTATTATACCATAATTGTCCGTTAACTGGTAATGTTGAAGGTGCTGTTGCACTAGGTGTAACCAATGCAGTACCGCTACTATTGGCTGCCGCCCATGCAGTAATGATATAGTAGTTTGCTGTTCCGGATGGATCAGCATAAAATTCATTATTAGTTCCTACAGTAAATATTTTACCAATAGGTAAATTAGTACCGTCTTGGATTCTAATGTCACCGCCTTGCGTATGGGTAATTGTAACTTGATTTGTACTTGTTACAGTTGCCACAACGTTTGCCAATGGAACTACTGCTGTGTTAATTGCGGCTGCCAATGCGTTTGCATCAGAGCTAGCACTGCCAGTTGTTGTAAAACTAACTGTTACATAACTTGGTAATGTTGCTGAACCAACTTGGCTAGATGAAAGAGCAAATGTAAATGAGCTTGAACCAAATGTACTATTTGTTATAATAGCACTAGTTGAACTTGTTATACCTGTTGATAAACGTTGATAAATTTTGTAATTTACATAAGTTGGATTTGTGATTTCATCATCGTTATATTTTACATATACTTGTCCAACTGGAATATTAATACCGCCGCCTGTTGGATCTAATGTTGCCATTGCCGCTTGATTGCTTGCAAATAACTGACCTACAGCTTGACGAATCCAACTTGCTGTTGTTGAATTATATAGTTCGATGTCAAAATTAGCACCTTGGTTTACTGGAGTTGTTTTAATCCAGATAGAACCAGTTGGGTAACCGTTAACACTACCTGAATTTGTATAAGAACCATAGTTAGGAACTTGATAGTGTGGAGCAATAGTCACTGTAGGAGCATAGTATGTCCCAGCGGCAATAATTTTGTTTGTACTGGTTAGTGTACCACTTAATACAATGTTAGCACCTGTTGAATATAAATTCAAATAACCGTTGATTACACTTGCTGTTACACCAGATACATGTGAACCTAATGCTGTTACTAATCCAGCGTATGTTGTTGCACCAGTTACTGTGTATCCATTAACAATTAATGTATCGCTACTACTAACTGTTGCGGCTGTGGATGCTACTGTACTTGTAGCAGTTGGCATACTTGCGGCCCAAGCTGTTGAACCAACTTGTACCCATGTGCCAGCTGTGCTTGCGGCGGCGGATGCTCCACCTGTGCCGTCGTTGGCAGTATTATATTGTTTGTACCATAACTGAGCTAGTGTTGTAGCTGTTACAACTGCATAACTACCGACAGCACCAAAACTTGGATTTGGAGCAAAAGTTCCAGTATTGTATAGACCAGATCCTGCGTTAATTACTGCTGGATTTTGTACTACAAAACTTTGACCGTTAGTTGCTGTAACTGCACTTGCGTTCCATTGGAAAACACCAAAACTTGTTGTTGCAGTATCCCACCAGTATGTACCATTTGATGGAAGTCCTACTGGAACTGATGCTGAACCAATTAATTGACTTGTATCAACATTGGCACGAACAACGTATGCTTGACTGCTAACACCTAAGAAACTGTAAGCGGCTTGTAGACCGTATTCATTAATTTCGCTTGCATTGATAGGATTGTTGCTAGCATCTGTTTGAAAGTATGGTACACCAAATGTTGCGCCTAAGTCTGCTTGACTTGTCAACAGGTATACGTTTCCAGCATTTGCCGCTAGTGTGCCTGGAGCAATACCTGTTCCAGCTGAATTCATTTTGTTTGCTTGAGTAGCAACTACGATAAGGGGTACGGTACCTGGTGCAGAAGGCGTGTAGAACGATTCGTTAACTACGGTTACGCTAATTCCAGGTGAACTTAATTGAGCCATTGTGTTATCTCCATGAGTACATGTTCTTAATGTATTTATGGCATTTTGGTAAATCAATGCTTATATAAGCCTACAAAAAGGCTCTAAAAAGGCTTAAATAAAATATGAGACCATTATGTTCATGCGGAAGGGCACCGGTAGCCATCAATTATTATAAAAACGGACAGACTTATTACAGAAGCCTGTGCGGTAACTGCCTACGAGGTGTCAAACTGCCTAGATGGCAGCAGGCTGGATACAAACTAAAACATACTTGCGACAAATGCGGGTTTAAAAGCCCGCACAAAGAAGTATTTAATGTGTTCCACATTGATGGAAATTTAGATAATTGTAAACAAACTAACTTAAAGACTGTGTGCGCCAATTGTCAACGGGTTCTTCATCGAGAAGGTGTTCAATGGCGGCAAGGGGATCTTGTTCCGGATTTATGAGAGTTTTTACTTGAGCGTATAAATCATCAATGCTACTATCATTAGAAAACACATAATCAAACTTAGTTCCAACCCAAGCAGTTTCACTAGCATGAATTCCTAGTTTTTCCATTCTAGTTTTAGCTAGCATCCAATTTATACATTTGTCGCCAGCGTTCATATCAGCGGCATCTCGATACCAGTCGGGTTCTGGACCACGCTTTACACGAATAACAATTCCGCCGGCATCTTTAATTGATTTAATTTCATTAGGAAAACGGCAGTCACTAATAACTATGTCATCTTTTGAGTTGCGTAGTTTATTCTCTAATGAAGCAATCCAAATATCATCATGGAAAGCCTTGCGACAAACTTCGGTACCCCAGTATTGTAATACCCAGCGTGGAGTTAATTCTGGCATACTTAAACGTTCTGCCCACCACGGATCTACTTGTTCGCGCCATTCACGAGCTTGTTTAGTGCGGCCTTCCAGCATAGTACGGTCCCAACCAAACACTTGTGCCACTGCATCTTTTAATGAATTTGCAAACGATTCTCGTCTAAATCCGTGAAAGTTAGTAAGATAATCAGCAATAGTATCCTTGCCTGATCCAATAAAACCACACACACCTATAATCATAGAGCCCCCTAATATTAGCTCTAGTATATAACAGTTTTATTACAAGGTCAAGAAATTTCTTAACCAGTTATAAAGTAATAGCCCGTTCCGCCAGAAATTAGATTCTCAATCTCTTTGTCTAATTTTTCTAATTCAGCTTTTGAATCAGTTAGCAAAGCGGTTCCATTTAAAGTAATAGGACTTCCAGGACCTGCAATGCTACCAAATTTGCTACGAGCTTCCCCTAGCATACCTTTGGCGGTGGCAAGTGCATAATCTTTTAACCATTGTTTAGCATAGACATCCTGTAGTAAAACCCAATCAGGACGATAGTTATAACTTTGAACAAGAATCTGTTCACCCTGGGCAAAAGGACGTTGTAAAATATTTAAAATATGCGTAGTTGGTTTCCATAAAAATTCAATATAGCTACCGAACATACGACCTACTAACTTTTGATATCCAGCAAACGCATCATAAGTTGCTAGACCGCCCATCATACTACCTGACATTAAATAGGTATTTGTATAGGCCAAATTAAATGGTTCAAATAATGTGCCGCCAGCACCAATACCGGTACGGGAACCGATAGCACGACGAAATACCTGACGTACCGTAATAACTTCGTCAGGTAATCTGTATTCATTTTGATCCTGTATTAGTTCTAAAAACAAATAGCTTTCTTCTACAGCATTTGGACTACGTTGACGATAGCGGTTTAATGCACGATCTAACGCAATTTCTAGATGTTTATTATCTAGCTCTACATCAATCATGCCGTCACCCAGCATAGTTTTGATATAATCAAACACTTTATTTCGCTCTTGAGTAGAATTGCTTTGCGTACTTGATGGCAAATCGTCCATATTTTTGTCCTCTTACTATATTTAGCTAACGATAAATATCAATATGCCACGATTATCCTTATACAAACCAGAAAAAGGCAACGACTATCAATTTATAGATCGTCAAGCTAGCGAAATGTTCACAGTAGGTGGAACCGATGTTTATTGGCACAAATTGTTGGGTGCAAATACCCAGGAAGCCAATGCCACTGCCGAACAGCCATTTTATCCAAATGATAATGTTACTAACATTCAAGATTTGCTTTTTTTAGAAAATCGCGATAGTAAGTATGAAACTGAAGTGTATAGAATTAGAGGCATGTATAACGTACAGAATATTGATTTTAATTTAAGTCAATTTGGATTGTTTATTGATAACGATACGTTGTATATGACTGTTCATATTAATGACATTATTAAAACTATTGGACGTAAACCTATTAGCGGAGATGTTTTAGAATTGCCGCATCTACGTGACGATTTTGCTCTAAACGATTTTGATGTAAGTTTACCTAGATATTATCAAGTTACCGATGTAGGCCGTGCAAGTGAAGGATTTAGTGTTACGTGGTTTCCGCATCTATATAGATTAAAACTTAAACGTATCAACGATCAACAACAATTTCAATCAATTTTTAATCAAGCCGCTACAGATGCCAATGGCGATCCAATTGTTGGAGCTAACGTTACTCTTAAAGACTTGTTGAGTACATTCAACAAAGAGATGGAAATTAATCAACAAATAGTTGCACAGGCAGAAGCAGATTCTCCTATGAGCGGATATGAAACTAGACAATTCTACACCTTGGCTGTAGATCCAACCACTGGAAAACCCTTACTAGAGACTGCTGACGAAACTACATTAGATGCAAGCCAAATCAATTATCTTGCTAATGAAAACAATGCTAAACCAGTTCGTCCTGGATACACAGGATATTTAATTGGTAATGGGTATCCTGCCAATGGTAATGCATTTGGGTTTGGTATACAATTTCCCGAAAACCCAGGCACAGATGATTTTTTCTTGAGAACAGATTTCTTACCTAACAGATTATTTCGTTTTGACGGACCAAGCAGTGCATGGATTAAAGTAGAAGATGCGGTTAGAATGAATATGACTAATAATGATACAAGATCAACATTAAAAACTGGCTTTATCAACAATACAAATTATACCTATAATGATCAAGTATCAAGTGATGTGATTTCATTAGCACTGGGCGACACACAAATCAATACTAGAATATTGTATGCAACAAACAATGCTATTCCTTATGTAGTATTTAAATTTGGTGTAACGCAATTAGAATATGCATTAAGTGATTATCCGACAATGTATAGTTCATATTTGTATACAAGTCCAGCAGGAATACAAACAACTTGTTTAAGAATCACATTGCCAACTATAAACAACACGCAACAAACCATACCTACTGCTGGTCAATGGACAGTTACACTATATAATACACGAGATGCACAACGATCAAGTTTATCAACTGCTCTCAAACCTAGGGCGGATCTATAATGCAGTGGTTTTATGACGGACAAGTAAGAAGATATTTGACACAAACTATACGAGTGCTCAGTAATTTTGTGGTCAAATATGGAGATGGAACACTACATCAAGTACCCGTAATGTACGGCGATGCAGATCGTCAAGTGGCCAGCATCATACGTCAAAACAGTGAAAATGCTGTTAATAGTATTCCACGTATAAGTGTGTATGTAACTGGTTTAGAACTAGATAGAAATAGGTTAGCTGATCAAACTTATGTAGGCAAGTTGCATTTTCGCGAAAGAGATATTAACGGAAATAATTATACCGGAAATCAAGGACGTAATTATACAGTTGAACGCTTGATGCCTACTCCTTTTCAATTAAAGATGAAATGCGATATTTGGACTAGCAGTACTGATCAAAAATTACAAATATTAGAACAAATACTAGTGTTATTCAACCCTAGTTTAGAATTGCAAACCACAGACAACTATATTGACTGGACTAGTTTATCAGTTCTTAATTTAGGAGATATCGTTTGGGATAGTAGACAAGTTCCTGTCGGCAATGATACTCCTATTGATATAGCAACATTAAGTTTAGATTCTCCTATCTGGATTAGTCCTCCAGTTAAGGTCAAACATCTTGGTGTTATTACAAAAATTATTACAAGTGTCTATGGGTCCGAAGGAACTTATCCGTCTGGGTATGTTGAAGGATTAGGAATAGATCCTGCACTACAATCTGATGGCACTAGTCCGTCATTTAGCAATTTGCTTGCTACTGAAAATGTTACAGTTACAGGATTTCCTATAGCAGTATACGACGGCCAGGCAACTTTGTTAGAATCAGGAGGAGGTGTTAATCCTCCAGAACCGACGTTGACTATTCCTACTCCGATCAGTAATCCTCAAAGTTGGGAAAGTGTATTCAATTTATTCCCCGGAAAATATGTTGCAGGTTCTAGTATGTTGTATTTGTTGCAACCAAATGGGACTTACGTTATAGGTACTATTGCTATTAATCCTACAAATCCTGCAATTTTACAAATTAATTATAATACAGATACATTGACTAGCAATACTGGAATTGATAGTAACGGATTTTTAAGTACAGATGTAAAAGATTACAATGCCGCTACTAGTTATCGACCAAACAGCCCTGGTACTTTTGATGCCATTATTAATCCTCAAACTTATACACCTAACAACCCAATAGCAGGTACACGTTATCTAATTATTGAAGATATAGGCAACACGACTAATACAAATCCTGCTGTCGTATGGGGCAGTTTAGTAGCTAATGCTAATGACATTATAGAATATACTGGTTCAGTATGGCAAGTTATTTTTCATGCCGCTCTAGAATCAGACACTATGGTATGGCAAACGAATATATACACTGGAGTTCAGTACTTGTGGAACGGGGTTGCATGGGTCAAGAGCTTTGAAGGTGAATATGGTGTGGGCCAATGGAAAATAATATTGTAAAAGATAGAATAGTTTGTAGTGGTGCATTATTTTATGCTAAATCTACACAACGATTTTTATTACTTCAAAAAAGTCACGGTAAACACGAAGGCACGTGGGGATTAGTCGGCGGGACAAACATCATAGGTGAAACACCTTGGCAAGGTCTTCAACGCGAAATTAAAGAAGAAATAGGTGCAGTGCCTAAAATAATTAAAACAATCCCATTAGAAACATTTGTCAGTAACGATAAAGTATTTAATTTTCATACTTATTTGTGTGTAATAGATAACGAGTTTGTTCCTGTCTTGAGTGACGAACACATTGGTTGGGCTTGGACTACTGTAGATCGCACACCTAAACCCTTACATCAAGGACTACGTAATAGTTTTAACAGTAAAACTATTCGTACCAAATTACAAACTATATTTGACTTAGTTGATCTAGTTTAATATCAAAGCCTTCGATATATTCTTTCATCAAGGCTGAATTGTGTGCCCAATACTGCTCGTATTCTCCAGTCTGCTGACACAATCTTACATATTTTTGAAATCTTTCCGATGTTTGTAAACGTTCTTTAGCCAGTGCTGTGACTGTATTCCAGAAAGGCGTATCTTTTTTGCAAGGACCTACATAGTTTAGTGCAACTAAATTCAACATATCTTCCATACTTTTAAGATAAGAAGTATTAATTCCTCTATTAAAATGCGGTGTTTGTAAATTAGTACCTTTAATTAATGTTTCAATAAACTCTACAGACAAATTTATATAAAAATGTAACGGCAATGCTTGTGCAGGTTCAAGAAAATATAGTCTGTTACCCATGGATAATATGCGTCCATTCATTGCTTCTTTTTTATAATACTGTCTCCAGCTAAATTTTCTTAATTTACTAGCATCAATATTTTTTAATTTAGAAAATTTTTCAATCGCTTCTTCCTGAGTTGTTATATTTTTATTATATAGATAACCAAAGGCTTTACGATGAGTTAATGGTACTCCAAACATCCAGCCGTCGTCATGTGGATATGCACTTGTTAAATCTTCGTTATACTCTTTAAAGTCAGGAAATAGTATTACTGAGTTAACTGTTTCAAATTTTGGAAATTCGTATAGTCCACTATCCATTTCTTCGGCCGACGGTGATCCTCTACAATCGATGATATAGTCAAATTTATGTTGCACTCCGTCGACTAATATCGATACGTGAGTATGATCTTGTGTTATGTCTGAGACATTACCGTGTATTTGAAAAAAATTATCGTATAATTTATCAAGTTTGTTGATAACAAATCCGCTAAATTTTTCACTGTTGACATGCAATCCTGTATGTCCATGCCTTACTAGGAAATTTTTATCATTAATATCTTCCCAGTAGTAACGAGTACCCCAGCGAAGGGTACCATCGAACTCTTTTAATTCTTCAGTAACAGAAAAATCAATAGCATGATAAAGTAAACTAGGCATTATAGGGCTAGTACTTTCGCCCACAGTAGTTACAGGAATGTCAGGATTGTATATGCAATACACATCTATGTGTTTGCATCTATGGAATTTAAATTTATCAAAAATTGCAAGTAATGAAACGGCGCTGGCGGTACCACTACCTATAATGCCTATTTTCATAAAAACCTTATTGTACGGTTATAACGCAGTCGTCTGATCCTGACCAATATTGAAAACCACAACTTACTGTGATAGTGTCACCTGGAACAAGATGTGTTGCAATTAAACGAACAGTTCCTACACCGTTGACTGTTTGTACTTGTTGTTTATTCAAGTGACCTGCCGTAGTTTTTAAATATATAGTTGCATTGTGATCCGTTATAGGCAATCCATGCTCAGAGCTTGTTTTTGCTGGGGGATTTAAATCGGTAGGAGTTCCTAAGTAAAACGGTAAATCGACATAGCCGTCTGGGCTGACAGTAGCAGTCTTATTTGTAAAATAAACTTTTGGCATAGTATATACGATTCTGCCAAGCTCGTCGGTGATTACATTTGTGAATTGTTCGCCTGACGATATTCTTACTAGGCCAGGATCGCTATCGCCCAACGCAACCATCATGTTCCAATCTGATGGATTCATTTCTGCAAACGGAATAGAAATTAAAATCATAGGACTATTCTTTTGCAAAGACATTGCCCTAACTGGATTTTTCTTATGTAGTTGTGAATTGGCTACTAAATTGTATAATGGGATACCTGTTCTTGTATTCAAAGCAGTTTGTTGAACGTATCTTACATTTAAATTTCTTACAGTAACTTGGTCAGCTGGGTGAGTGATTGCAAAAATAGCATGATCTGAAAATCCCTCATTGTTGGTAATATCTGTCCAATTTATTTCTCCAGAAATTCCTGCTGTTACACCAGGATAGACTCCTGAAGTTTGACTATAAACTCTATGTGTTTCTGTTTCCCATGCAAATTCGTCAGCAGGGCTTGGATATCTAACTCCGGCTACTTTTCTAGCAGTAACGGTATTATCTGCTAAACTAGCCCATTCCAACTGCAATTCTGATTTTTTATAGGCATCAAATACTGTCCACTGAAATCCAGTGTCAGTAAATTTTATATCTAGTGCTATCAACTGCGAATGTTGAAACTGTATTAAATTTTGAGTTAAATTCATGATCTGCTATTCCTTATTCCTGTTCAGTATTTATCAAGGAACTCTTACCGTAAACTTCGACATTGTCGATTACAGCAACTTTTTCACTGACAATCTTAATAGGTATTATTTTTTTCTTTTCTTCTTCGTGTTTGAATACACCGCCCCAGATATCTTGGCGCTCTAATGGTAATCCTTTGCCCTTAATATGGTAAGGAACATAACCACCTGTTATTTTTTCAATACTTGCGGCAAACAATGGTACGTTATCGCTATAGGCGTTATTGCAACTTGTAGTCCAGAATTCATCTGAAAGGAACATACATGCACCTTTACAAATATGCAACACTGGACAACTTGGACATTCTGCACGATTACTCCAGTGTGTACTAGTAGTAATTTTTACGTCCTCGATCTCAGTAATCTTACCACCTAAGTGAGGTTCTCCGTTTTTGTTAATTTCGATAGCACTGACATTTTGGCAAGTAATTACATTGCCGTTTAAATCAAATGCAACGGTTCTTTCGTCATCCATGCCGCATTTTTGACCTAAATAGTCTGCTTGCTGATGGGTCAATACTGATTCTGTGAAATTATCAACTTTTTGTAATATGTTGCCAAAGCCGATTTCACCGTTAGATCCGTAAATTTCTCCGAACGCGATTTTTCTAAATTCGAAATGATCTTGTTTAGTTTGTAAACTGTGTTGTAGGCCATCGGCATCATATGCATCTACAAAGGTACCTTCACCTAAACTAACATTGGGATCATTTGTAAAATTAATAAAATAATCAAATATAGCTTTACGACTAAGATTTTGTCTGTTTAACATTGAGTTAAAACTGATGCGATTTAAAGGACGCAAAATCTGGTATAAATCTAAAATAATTTCACGTTTCTTAGGATCTGCAAATGGATCTGGTCCGCGTACATGTTGTCCTGGCCCGTCATGACTGATAGCTACATGGAATTCCATACTGTATAGCCAAGCACAGATTTCTTCTGTTAAAATACTACCATTAGTAATAATACTAAAAACTGGTTTCTTTCTCCAATCTTTAAAAAATTCTGCTACTGCTTCGGCCAGGGGTTTTAATGTCTTCCAGTAAACTAAAGGTTCACCTCCCCAAAATTCAACTCGTAAACCGTCTTCTTCGTTAAACTCTAAAGTCTTAAACATTTCCATAAAATTTTCAATGTCTTTAGCATTAGTTTCACGTGGGCGTTCCACAAATTTTTGACTGCAATAATCACAACTATAATTACAACTTAATCCTAGTTGAATTTTTACGTGATTAGTACTGCGAGATTTAATTAAAGGACGATCTTTATCAAATGGTTTGTATGGTACTCGATTTTCAAAATTATTTGCATAAGCATCGGGATACTCATAGACGAATCCTGTTTCATCGCTTAAGACATTTTTTTCGTTGTCATAGAAGAACGTTCTTAGATCAGGTGGGTTTGATCCAAACTTTTCTGTCAGTATTTCAAAAATCATAAGATTCCTTGTGGTATATTAGCAGTTACAGTTACAGTTACAATTACAGTTACAATTACAGTTATAATATACGTTGGTATTAATGTTACAGTTGTAAGTGCAGTTGCAATTACAGTTGTTTTGTAACCAGTTTTGACCATCGCAATTTGTGCAATTGATGTTATTACAATTATAACAGTTTGTACAGCAAATGTTACCACAATTACAATTATTTGGACAATTTCCGTTGTTGCAATTACCCTTGTTATTTGAACGATAGTATGCTCTGTTACGCATTTCGTTCATAGTTGGGTAACTATCACGTTGTCCTGGAATTACATATCCATTAAGATTACTCAAATTGCTGTATGGACTGCTGTTAGGCAGTCCAATTTCGCCGTCAATTTGACTAATATAAATAGGACTTGAAGGAGTTGTCATCGTTTATTCCTTGTTAATCTGTGCTTTTAATTCTTTAACTTGGCTTGACAATTCCTTAACTGCTTCAATCACTAATGGTAATAACTTTTCGTACTGAACTGTCATGTACTTAGCGTCGATTGGAGCTGGTTTGATAATTTCTGGCAGGATTGCATTAACTTCTTGAGCAGAAACTCCAACTTCACGTTGAACAGTATATCCCAAATCCTGAGCAGTTTGGTTAGCTTCAAAGTAAAAACCATTTAATGTTTCTAACTTAGCAAGAGCATCTTCAATTTTGCCCAAACGTGTCTTTAATCTGTCATCTGAGTAGTAAGCAACAATGTTGTTTGCCGCATAAATTGTACCACCACCACCGTTAGTGTTAGTACCAACGCCTAGCGAACTAAAATAACCATATGTACTACCAGCATTCATTGTACCGCCGCCAGTTAAGTTAAACGCTGTTACGCTATTCATTGTGAAAGTTGTAATACCGTTAAAAGTAACTGTACCACCAGACTGTCCAACTGTAAAGTTAGTGTTGCTGATTGTAGCAGTACCACCGCTAGCACCAATGTTAACTGCTGAACTTGCTCCAGTAAACAAGTTACCTGTACCAGCGTTGGTTGCAATGTTAACAGTACCAGTAGCTTGACCGTTGGTCAATAAGTTAAAGTTAACGTTGCTACCACTTTGAATACCAAATGTATTAGAAGTATTGATATACAACCCTTCTGAACTAACCCAAGCTGGGTTACCGCCACCGCTTGTTGGACCTAATGTACTGCTTGCCCATTGTAATGTGTGATTACTAGTTCCATATAATAATATGCCGCCGCCGTTGGCAAATGTATCAGCACTACCTGGAGTAATAGCTGTAATTGTACCAGCTACAGGAGTTGTGCCGCCTGTTACTGTTACCTGAATACTAGTTCCACTTACAATGTTGCTTATTACATAACTTGTACCGCCGCCGCCTAAACTACCTGTACCGTTAGTTGCACTAACAGCTTGACCGTTTACCAAGTTGGTAGTGTTGGGCATACCGGTAATAGTTGCAATCCAAGGACTGTAGTTAACGTTGCTTACAGTGAATGTTAAGTTGTTAGGACTATTAGTACCACCAAGTAAGTTACCACCAATAGTAATTGTATCATTGATTGCATAGTTACTTCCTGGATTAACCAATGTAATTGTAGTTACACCAGTATAAGTTGTACCTGACCCAGTTGTAGTGATGTTAAAAGTTGCACCCGATCCGCTACCACTTGTAGCAAATTGTCCAACACCACTGTATGTACCTGCACCAGTTACTTTTGTACCAGTAATACTTGTAAATGTTGTACTACCGCCTAACGCACCACCGATAGTTGTAACAGTACCGCCACCATAAGTAACTGGATTAACATATCCAATTTCAATATTTTTATCTTCTGTACGTACTGAACTAGAGTTAAGAACAACTGTTCCGCCTTTTACTAACAATTGATTGTTAATAGTAGTTGTACCAGTGCTAGAACCAATATTGATACTAGTTGCCGCGCCTGCAAAGTTAACTGTCTGAGTATTTGTATTGTAGATATTGGTGGTACCAGTATTGGTACTAATCAAATCAGCTGAAAAAGTTCCGTTAATACCAAATTGATTACCGCCTGGGAATGTAATTATACTATAGTTAGTACCATCAGATCCAATAATACAACTAGATCCTGCTGGCATGGCCAATAAGTTTGTACTAGAACCACCTGGTCCGTTAAACACCGGAGAACTAGGACTACCAGCAATATATCCGCTAGGAGCAGAAAGTGTAACAACACCACTAGTGTTGTTAAAATAACTTTGCGACTGTCCTAAAAATAATGTTGGTCCTGGGATAACCACCGTGTACGGTGCAGATCCTTGAAATTCTGTGTAACCACCTTGTGCAGGTGTTAACAGAGTTTGTGCTCCGGAAACAATTTCTGTTGCCAGCGATGTATTATAACGTGCCATGTTTTATTCTCTCTTATACTAATTATGATGTCGATGTTTCAATTCCGTAAACGTTAACGTTTACACCAGCAACGCTTGAGCTAGCAACAATGTTTGCACCAGCTGCCATTACAATTCCTGTACGTTCAAACACACCATAACCAACTACTGTTGTTAAGTATTCATATGCTTCACTGGCAACCTGAGATGCCGCAGTACTTGCACCTATATATAATCTAATAGTTGCCGCAGAAGCTGTAGTGTTTGTAAATGAAATGTTATAAACACCGTAGTAACCGGTTGGTACTGTATAGATTAACGAATAAGTAGACTGTGTACCTGCGTTCAATTGTGTCGTTGCTTTATTTCCTGATCCTGCCATGTTATTTCTCCGTTTTTATTTTATCTTGATAAGAAGAATACGGTAGCTACAGGAGCACCGTCAATTCCGCCTGTGAACAGCATCTTACTGCTAACATAAATTTGATTACCATTTAGGTTACTAATAGTATTACCAGCTATGTATATCTGTCCTGCCGTTAGTGTATTTACGTTCAAACTACTTGATCCGCCACCAATTTGGGCTGTGATGTAAGATTTAATAGCTTTTTGTGTTGGTAAAATATTGTCACTATTAGCAGTAAAGTACGGATCTGTACTAAATTGCGTAATCGTTGCACTATTTACACCTAAACTTACTGAACCTAGTGTCAAACTCTGTAATCCAGCTAAGTTAAATGCGTTGGCATTCAATGTAGCTGTACCAGTCGCTTGTTGAACTCCAAACAAGTTACCAACGTTAAAGTTACCGTCTTGGTCAGTTGATGTAAAGAATACGCGACCACCAATATTTGGATATGTTTGGTTAGCCTGAATTGCATTTGCATCAGTAACGTTTGGATAGTTAGTTTGTGTTTGGTTACCTGAGCCAACATACAAGAAGTCATGTCCAGTTAAACGTGTTTGACTGTATTTCAATCTTGTAGTAATCAATGCACCGTTCGGTGGAGCAAGATAAGTTGTTAGACTTGGACTTACTTGGAATGTAGCAGTATAGTTACCTGCTTGTCCTAATTGATTACTTGTAGCAACTAGTTTGTACCATGCGTTAGAAATACTGCTGAACTGTACGTTAGCACCTGCGGCAGGTAATGCATATAAATTAGCAACGTTAATAAATGCTGTATTCTGGTAGATATCAGCATATCCATCGCCAGTAATACTTGCTGTTGCTGTTGCATTTCCAGCACCACGACATGGGAAACTTGGGTTACCTAACACACCATCACCTGTACGTACACGAGTTGGTGCTTTGTTAACTTGGTTAGGATCGGTAATAGTTAATGTTGGTCCTGTTGTATATTGCATACCAGTTGGAGTACTTGTTGTTAATGTAACACTAGTACCAATTGTTGCCAATGCAGATGAAGTTGCAACTTGGAATGTAGTAGATTGAATTGTTGATCCAATTACATAGTAAGTTGTTTGTGTGCTTAATCCGCCAGAGCTTACAGTATTGAATTCAATTGGTTGTAGATTATACATGTTTTCTGTTTGATCTACAGTAATTAAATTCAATGGTCCAACTGTACCAGCTACTGATATGCTACTTGCAGTACCTGCATTAAATGGACTACCATAATAAGTTGAACTGATAGTTAGTGTTGTACCTGAACTTGTTACTTGTACATAATAAGTTGTGTTTGCAACTACGTTACCAAACCCAGTAGCAAATGTAATTGGTTGGCCAATTGTTAAATTGGTTGCACCGATTGTAATTGAATTTCCAGATACGGCTGTTACGGTAACTGTTGTACCAGCAACATACGTAGTTCCAGTAACAACACCTTTAGCAAATCCACTGCCTGGTTCAATCATACGTATTTCAGTTAAAGCACCACTAGCTACTTTTGTACGTGCCAACGGTGTTGCACCGGTATGAATACTTGCCGCTACTGTACCAGATTGGTTACTTGCGGTTACCCATAGTGGTGTGTAACCAGTTGTTGTAACTAATGGATTACCAAATGATGGAGTGATCCAACTTGCGTATGTTGGCAATGTTTGCTGTGTCCAGTTGATACCGTCCCAACTTGTTGCCGCGATGTTTGTACCAATTGTACTTGTCCATGCACCTGTGTCATTAACTAATGTAATTACTGGAGATAAAGTACTACTTGCACTTACAGTAATCTGATTGCCTGCAATACTAGCAATATAGTATGTATTACCTGAAATCAAGTTACCAAATAATGAACCTGCTTGTGCAGTCCAAGATCCGCCAGCGTTAGTAACTACCGCATTGGTTCCACCATAAATTGTACTTACTGATATTAGTGTACTTCCAACAATTTCAGTAATGAAATATGTCGAGCCGGATGTTAATCCACCAAATGTTGCACCTTCAGTTACTGACCATGATCCATTTCCGTTTGTTACAGTTAAGTTAGAACCGCCATAAGTTGTACTTACAGTGATTGTACCGTTTACACCCGGAGTTGGAATGCTTGTAACGTAGTATGTTGTACCGCTTGTAATACTACCAAAAGCGGCACCTGCTACAAATGTCCATACACCTGTACCGTTAGCAATAGTTACCGATGAACCATTGTATACTGTACTAATTGTAATATTACTGCCTGCTACACTAGTGATATAGAATGTAGTACTAGCTGTTAAATTACCGCCGCCTAATGTCGCACCAGCTGTTACGCTAACACTTTGACCAGTAGTTGTTACTAAAGTCAAATCACTTGTGGCACCATACACAGTACCTACAGCAAGCTGGTTAGTACTAATAGTTTTAGTAATATAATATGTGTTACCTGAAATCAAGTTACCTACGTTAGTAGCAACTGTAAATGTTTCACCAATTAACATACCGCTGTTAGAGTTAACAGTGATAATGTTTAATGTACCTGTAATACTTGTACTAGTTTGTGTAAATCCTGAACTTGTACTTACGTTCCAAGTACTACCGTTACCACTACCAGATATATTTGATATAATATATGTTCCAGCAGGAATACTACCACCTGAAATAACAGCTCCTGGAGTGATTGTACCTGCACTCAAAGTACCAACAGTTAATATACTGTTAGTAATACTAGAACTTGATAATGTAAATGATCCGTTAGTTGTAGCAGTTAATGTAGTTGTTTGACTAACTGCTGTGAACACAATAGTTTCACCTTGTACTAAACCAGTAGTTGAGTTCAATGTAATTGTGTTACCAGTACTAGATGTAGAAGTAATATTACCAGTTTGGGTCACTGCTGTAAACACGACTGGAGCACCTACCGCCATACCAACAGTTGTACCAACTGTTAACAAGTTACCAGTAGCGGCTGTTGTAGTCAATGTTGTGCTAACAATATTACTCGTAAACACTATTGGTTCGCCCACTGACATACCGGCTGTGTTTCCAACTGTAATTGTATTTTGTGTACCAGTGATTGCACCAGCTGCCGCTGTTTGACTTGGAGTAATTGTCCAGCTTTGTCCGCCAATTGTCTGAGCACTTGAAATAGTTAATGCACTAGTATTCAATGTGTATGTACCAGTTCCGCCTGCTGTATAGAAGTTATAAGTACCAGTAGCATTTGACCCAGCAATAGTTGCCGCCGCGCCTCCTGCGACTCCCACGGCTAATGGAACTGTTGTACTACCAGGAACATATGAACTTGCTACTACTGTTCCTGATGGGATGCCTGTACCAATAATTAATTGGCCTGCTACGATACCTGTTCCAGTATTAACAACAAAAGAACTTGCACCAATAGTACCACCAGATGCCCAACTTGGACTTGCTACTGCACTTGCAGAGCTTGTATTTTGATATGCAATATAAGCAGTCAATCCGCCTGTTATTGTTGTAGATGGAACTAATGAGCCAGTGTTAGCTACCCATGCATTACCGGTTACAGTAACACTGGTTACTAAACTAGTAGTGCTAATAAAGTATTGTCCAGCAGTACCAGGAATATAACCGTTGTATGTTCCGCCACCGATTGTTGCATATAATGGCTGACTTAATGTAATTGTTGTGTTGGTTGCAACTGAAACAGCAACTACATAAGTGTTATAGAACAAACTACCGCCAGTAATTAATTGTCCTACAGCGAATCCAGTCGATGAACCAGATATTACTAGTGTAGTAGTACCAATTGTTCCGCTTACTCCTGTACCTGTACCTACCGCACTACTTGTAGTACTGATTTGTCCAGTAATATATGTACCAGCGGTAATTGTACCAGTACCGCCTGTACTAGCCAATACCATACCTGGTATTAATGTATTATTGTTGATAGTACCAGTTGTTGTAAGTACATATGGTGTGCCTGTCAATGCAGTTGAACTAACTACTGTTGCTACGCTGACAATCCACTGACCGGTTGAGCTAGTTGGAGTTGTTGATGAACCGTATGGTGCAACAATAGTTGTGCCAGCTGTAACACCTGTACCACTTAGAATATAACCTGGTTGAATACCAACACCGCTTGGTGTTGAAGACACAGTTAAAATACCTTGTCCGTTAACTATAGAAACACTACCGTTGAATGTAACTACTGTGCTTGGAGATGCTGTTCCAGTAATTGTGCTACCTGAAGTAGTTGGATTTGAAACAATATAAGTAGCACCAGTAGTTATATTTGTACCGCTCAACTGACTACCTGTTGTAATTACACCAGTAGTTGTACCTGCTGGTACAAATACACCAGTTTGTACACCACTTGGATAGTACGTGTTCCAAATGTATGAACTTGTAGTGTTAAATTGTGCGCCAGTTAATGCCATTCCAGGTTGTACACTATAAGCACTGGTTGTACCAGTACCAGTAACTGTACCGCCAATGGTCAATATAGATCCTGCAATCGTTGACGATGTTGAATTAAATGTATTGCTACCAGTAATGTAAGTTCCTGATGTCACATTTGAACCAGTCAAATACATACCTAGTGCAAACGGACCTAAACCAACTGGTGCAGTTAATGTTGTACCTGCGTTGCCTGCAATACCGTTAGAAATAAACGATGTTGACAATCCAATTGCTGTTGCATTAATTGTCTGACTAGCCACTGTAGTTTCAGTCACTGCTGTTGGAACAATAGTATTTCCTACGTTCAAACCGGCTGTACTGCTTAATGTAATCAAGTTACCACTTGAAGTAGTAGCTGTCATTGTAGGAGTTGGTCCTGTTGCTGTTGCAAAGAACTGTCCTTCTCCGTATGAGATTCCCCAGTTTTGTGCTAATGGTAAGTATGTACCGTTATTTGCTACACTTGAGTACCAAGTTACACCACCGTTGTTGCTGTATGCAACAATATTGCTACCTGCGGCTACTGCAACAAAACGTCCGTTACCATAAGTTACGCTAGACCAGTTAGCAACTGACGGTAATGCACCACCAGTAGTCCATGTTAAACCGTTAGTACTGTAAGCTGTTGATGTACTGTTAGTTGCGATAGCTACAAACATACCTGTAGTTGTTGCACTAGATCCTGGTCCAGTCCAGCCAAATGCCACAGATGTAAACGCTTGTGTTGCACCGCTTGGAGCTGTTCTGCCAGTCCATGTAACACCGTCTGGACTAGATGTAATAATAGCACTGGCATTAGATGTTGTTCCAGTGTAACCAACTGCAACATAAATTCCGTTACCATAAGTTAAACTGTTAAATCCAGCGGATGGAAGTGCGTTACCAGAAGTCCAAGATGATCCTAAATTAGCTACTGTACTATAAGCTGTTGCTGTAGTTGTTGTAGAAATTGCAACAAATTTAGCACTAGTATCTAATATTGTAATAGTAGGAGTTGCAGTATAACCGTAACCAATGTTAGTAATTGTGTAACTGCTGACACCGTAATCTGTCAATGTTGGAGTTGCAGTTGCGGCAGTACCTACGAATGTCAATGACACACCATATGTTCCTGCAGATCCTGTACCTGTTGTAAACGTTGGAGCAGTTGATGAAAATGTTCCGCTCGATGTTGCTAGGTAATAGTTTGTAGCTTGAGTTGCACCACTATAATAGTAATAGTATGAGCCACTTGTTGCACTCGAACTTCCACTCCAAACAGTTCCACTAAATGGAGCACTGATTGTTACGCTAACGTTTCCGCTATTGAAATAATTTTTACCCCAAGTGATAGGAGTAATCGCAGTAATAGCACTAGTTACAACTGTTACAGTCGGTGCTGAAGTATATCCAGAACCATTAACTGTAATAATAACTGATTGAATTACTCCGTTAAGAACAACTGCTGTTCCTTGGGCACCGGTACCGCCACCACCTGTAAACAATAATGATGGAGCAGTATTATAGTTGTAACCGCCGTTAATTACGTTGACTCCAACTACTTGTCCTAAACTTGTTCCAGTACCAATCACTGCTGTCAACTGAGCACCAGATCCGCCAAATCCACCTAGTGTTACTGTTGCGGCAGCACTTTGACCTCCACCGTAAACAACGTTTGTAAATGCAGAAGCTGTTAATGCACCACCTGGAGTCCATGTTTTACCGTTAGTGCTAATTGCAGTCGATGTACTACCATTGGCAATTGCTACATAATTTCCAGCACCGTATGTAATACTTGACCAGATTGCTGTAGCTGGTAATGTTCTTGCTGTTGCGGCATAACCTGGACCTGTGAATGAAACATAAGGTTCAATAATATATGCTGTAGTTAAATCTAATGTGTTAACTATAGGAGTACCTGGTACAACATGATCCCAACCAGCGGCATATAAGCTGACTGTTTGTCCACTAGTTGCTGTTAAACCAGTAATTGCAGAACCGCCTGATGTTAATGCTAGTGTAAACTGAGTTGTACTTGAAATAGCCTGTACATAATAAACTTGATATGCAGTCAAATTCATATTAGTAGCGGTTGTACTCAAGTAAATTGGCATACCAACATATAATGTTGCAGTACTTGCCACAGTTAATGCAGTAGTACTTGAACTGGTAACAGTTAAGGTTGCAAATGTTGTACGAATAATTTGTGCAATTTTACTACCGTTAGTATAAGTTAGTATTGACGCATATTGTCCAACACCTGTACCAGCAGTAATTTGTACTTTCATTCCGTTATATGAACCAGTCAATGCTACGTCGGCTGCCGCAATAGTAATATAACCTACTGCACCGCCTTGGCCTACGTTAACAGAACTTACATAACTTGAACCGCCAACACCTAAACCATTGTTTAAGTCAATTAAACGTGATTCAAATACACCAGCATCACGGAACTCATCTGCAAAAGAAAGAATGTTATAACCTGATCCACTAATTGTTGGTATAGCATTGGTGTAGTTTGTACCTGCATTTTCGTATTCTAAACGTAAAATTTGTGTTGTACTATCTGTAACCACGTTAGTAACTTGAGGTCCGTAACTTCTGTTATTTACAGTACCGTAAATTGGAGTTTCAAATGTGTCAACACCTTCGGCAACTACACCGTATGTACCATATGAACTGTTACCGTTAGTAGCACGAATGCGTCCTCCTAATTCACTCATGTATCCAGCGTAGCTGTAGTAGTTAAACACTGAAACAAGTTCTGATAATGAACCTGTTCCAGTTGTCCACCAACCGATACCATCGCCGATAACACAAGTATAGTCGTTTGCAACCATTGATTTGTATCCACCGGCATGCAATGCACCGTCAACTTTGGCGCCAACGCAAGCGTAACCGAACATTGTACAATTTTGTACGAATGTTGAACGTGCATAGACCCATGCATTTTGATCGTTTGGTCCAAAGCCTGGATCTAAACTTGCATACGCACCTGCTGTTGGTCGACGTGTTCCATAAGCATTTGCTGTACTTAAAACACCAGTCAATCCGTTCATAGTTTGATTACGAATACCACATGCATTTCTTACTAGATAGAAGTTTTGTGTTGTAGATCCTGCCACCGCGTTAACATAAAGTTCTGCGGCACGCATTGATTTCCAGTTACCTGTATAATTAATATCATAAATCAACGCATTGATAAAGTTTGTTGTATCGCGTACACACTTAGCATAGTTATAGTAGTAGCCTACAGTTAAACTTCCTAACGAACCTGTTGCTAATGTAAATGTTGTTTGTGTACCTGTGCCATATTGAGTTGCACTGATAGTAAATGTTGTTGAGCTTGGCACAGTTAAAACATAATAAGTAGTACCAGCAACAATATTGCTTGAACCAACAGTACCAGTAAACACTACTGGGTCATTTACTAATAAATTATGTGCGCCACTTGTATTAACAACACTACCAGATGTTATACTGGATACTGTACCGCCGTAACTTGCTACTGTATAAGCAGATGCTTCTGCGGCCAGGAATGGAATGTTAGCACGAAGAATTTCTGTGCCTTGAATTGTTAGAACGTTATCATTGTAAGTTAATGAACCATTAATCATTGGATTATTTAAATATGGCCATGTCACTGTTGCTCCAGCAGTGGTTGTAGCTGACATACCAGTTACTGTATTAGTAATTGTGTATGCTGTACCACTCTTAAAGCTGTTGGTCAATGTTAATGTTGCGGCAGGAACTGTTACAGTAATACCAGTAATTGTTCCACCTGATGTTGTTGATGTTACAGCACTTCCGCCTAATGTTGCTGACAATTGGAAAGCTGTTGATGTTGGATTACCAATAATATAATATGTTGCACCACTAGTATAACCAGTGATACTACCAGCTGAGAACGTACCAGTAATAACAACTGGCTGTCCTACTGTTAATGTTACTGAACTTGTTGCACAACTGAATACACCTGTTGTACTAGTAATTGCCAATGTGCTTAATGTTGCGGCAGATTGCAATGAATTAATCCAGTATGTAGTATTATTCCATAGTCCGCCTGCGTTATTGAATGCCATTGTCATTGTACCAGTTGCTGATATCAATGCCACATTACCGCCACCAAATGTTAAACTAACAGTAATTGTACCGTTAGTTCCAGGTGTTGGGATACTTGCAATATAGTATAACTGGCTTGGAACAATATTACCAAATACTGTACCTGTGAAGTACACTTGCTGTCCAACTGATAAGCCTGTTGTAGTTGCAACTGTAATTAAATTGCTGGTTGTTGTAGTAGCTGTTGCTGTTACAGAACCTAAAGCTGGTAAACCTGAGAATGTAATTGGCATGTTAGTTGGCATACCTGCTGTACTTCCAAGTGTTACAATATTGCTAGATGTTTGTACACCAGCTACTGTAGTTGAATAACTACTTGATACAAATCCTAATGACAATGTTAAACCTTGTCCTGAACTTGTAGTTGTTGTTGCTTGTGCGGCACTGTATAAACTTGTGTTGTTCCAGTTACCACCAGATGTTACTGTTACAGATGCGATAGTATTATAGTATGTACCAATAGTTACTACGCCAACTGCTCCAGTAACTGTACCACCTGTAAATGAACCAGGTGTTCCCGCCACTGCATTTGCATAACTGCTAGATAAACTTACAGTAAAACTGTTGTTTACACCAGTTGTTACATAATATGTGCCTGCTGACATACCGCCTGCGGCTGCCGCAAGAGTAACAGATGTACCTTTAACTAATGTTTGAGCACTACTAAATGTTGCTAAACCACCAGCAGTAATGTATGTGATAGTTTGTCCAGTAGTTGCTGGAGTCAACGATACTGAGAATGTAGCTGTACCGCCCGATGTTGTTACAGTAATTACGTCTGCTGTACCATAGGCAATAGTCTGTGTACCTGCAAGAATTGCTGAACCAACAGTATTAAACGCTACTTGTCCATTGATCTTAGTTACGATATCATCAATCAATGTTTGTGCTTGAACTGTCGAACCTGCACTTGCAATTTGTTTTGCTTTAAATCCAATAAATGTTATTGCACCGGTTGTTGCATTCAATTCTTGGTTTGTATTTGCCACTAATGCCAACGCACTTGCGTTTAAACGATTAAATGCACGACCGCATGCAATACTATTAAAGTTAGTACCAAATAAAACATCCCAAGCTAATGCCAATGCAATATAACCAGCATCGCGTTGAGTTAATGATTGACTGATTGGATATGCTTGATAATATTTTTGAACCCAAACTTGAGCATCGCTTGCAATTTCGGTTTGTCTTGCAATTAAATTATTATATGCTGTTTGTAAGTATTGATTGGTTACTAAGGCATACGCACCGCTTGTTACTGGTGTGAATGTTGACAATGCTGTAAATGTTGTACCAGTATTGCCACTAGTACTCAACGTATAAGTACCTGCACCGTTAGCTGGATAGAATAAGTATGCACCTGTACCGCCAGTTGACGTAAAGTTTTGTGGAGCACCAAACGCATTAACTACGGTAATACTTGTTCCGCTAATATATGATGAGCTAACATAAGATCCAGCTGGAAGGTTAGTACCTGTAATTAATTGTCCTGCCGCAATACCTGTTGCACTTGAAACCACAAATGTATTAGTACCAGCTGATCCTCCGCTGGCTAATGTTGTAGCCGCTGTTGCACTTGCAGAACTTGTTAATTGATTAACAATATATGTACCTGCCACAACACCTGTACCAGTTAACATAGAACCAATATAAATTCCATTACCTGTTCCTGAAGTAACAGTTAAAGTTGTACCACTCACACTACCGACTAGTGTTAATGTAGTTGCATTACTTGTAGCATTTTGTAACCAGTAAATTACATCACCAACGCGGCCTGCGGCAAAACTTGCGGCTGCGGCTGAACCTGCTGAACCGCCAGTTGACTGCGTTACAGAGTTACCGCTTGTTGCTGTTACACTTGTACCTGTAACTATCTGACTGATAATTGCTTGTAAACGTTGTAGTGCTCCAACAGTTGCGGCATTGTATGATGCTAAGATTTGTGGAATTTGTAAACTGTAATAAGAGCTACCATTAATAATACTTTGATTATTACAACCATAAGTCATATCGTACTGTAGGCCATCTAATACGAAACCGATATCACGTAATGTTTCTGTTTGGTTTGTACCGCCAAATGTTGTCCACACGCTACTATAATATGTATTTAGATATGCGGCAATTTCTGCTTTGATAAACAAATAGTTATTTTGAATCTGTGTTATACCGTATCCAAATCCTACTAGATAACTTGTATTGTATCCAGTTAATTGTGGGATAGTGATTGCAGGAGTCTTTGGAAGACCGTTATAAATCATATCATTAATTAAACTAACACTTGTGTTAATTTGATTAACTACGGTTGTGCTTCCTACATCGCCTGCTGGTAATCCAGTAGCTTGGCCACTTACAACTCCGCCACTTACATAAGATGCAGAAGTAGTGGAAGTATAACTCACACTATTAGTTGTTACAGCAGTTACAATGTAACTTCCGTTATAACCAGAAGGGTTTACACTAGTTACAGTAATATATTGATTTACGTTAAATGGTGCAGATGTCTGTGATGCAAAAGTTAATGTTGCAACAGAACCAGTACCGCTTGCACCTGTTACAGTCAAATACTGAGTATTACCCGATGTTGGTGTAATTGCAGTATTTTGTAATAAATTTGGAATTAAACTTTGAATACGTGTTAACGAATTGATTGATCTTGTTTTATCATTAATCATATTCAAATTTGGACCTGCTGGTTGAACTACGGTACCACGTAATTCGTCACCGATAATAGAAGTGTATGATGGAACTACAATTGGTAGTACTTCATTATATGTTCCTGTCTTAACAAAAATAGTTGTGTTTGGTGTAGCCGCTGGCTGTACGTTTGTTGTATAACCAAGAGTCAGTGGGCTAGTGATAATTGAAATTAAATTAGCTACTCTTGCAACACCAGTAAGTTCTGCTGTATATCCTGTATTGATTTGTTGTGTTGCTCGTGCAACGTTAACTGTACCGCCACTTACATAAGAAGTAGTTGTTGTGCTTGCATAACTTACACTTGTTAATGTACTTGCAACAACAATGTATGTGCCGTTATATCCGCTTGGGTTGACCCCTGCAACTGTAATAAATTGTCCAACAGGATAAACATAAGGTTGTGTTGCAAATGTAATTGTTGCAACTGCGCCAGTACCGCTAGCACCAGTAATAGTTACACCTGGCCATACTGTACTTTGATAGCTTACTGCGGCCGATGTGTTTGTTAATACATAGTTTGTTGCTAATGTATTCAAATAATTCAATGCTGATACAAATGGAGGAATATCATATGCATTCACATTAGTTGCAAAGGTTGTGGAATTTGCAAAATATGCCAATGCATTAGTTGTTGTTTTGTAGTTGCCGCCACGGCCGATATCAAATAACAAACCATCAATAACTGTTCCGGTATCGCGTTCTGTTTTAGCTTGATTGTAACTGTAAGTACCGATGTTTGCAGAACCTGTGCCTACTGTAAACAATGTAGGACTTGCCGCAGTTGCGTTAGCATAGGTTGTTGCAATATTAAATGAAGTTGAATTTATCACTTGAGCAACAAAATATGTTGTACCTGCAACAATATTACCTGATGTTTGTGTAAACACAATAGGCATTCCAGAATACATATTGGTGGTCACAGTCTGTGCTATTGAACTAGTACCGCCTACTGTAATTGTTTGAACTGACGTACCTGTTACGTTAAAACTGTATGAATAATAAACATAGTTGTTGATTTCTTTCAACATGAATTGTTTATTAATAGATAATAATCCTGTGGTATTAGTATTTAAATAACCATTTTCAATTTGATAACACGCATATCTAATAGTTGCCCATGGTTTATCAATAGTTGTACCTTGACTGGCTCCTAAGGAATCCACACCAGTAGTTGAACTAACATAAACAATATTATTAATTTGTCCGTAATATGCCCAAGATGGAATTGTTCCGCCAACACGTAAAATTTGTCCGTCGGTACCAACTGGTAAACGAGTAGGACCGTTTGTTCCGTAATAGGCTAAATCACCTTGTGTTGTTAACACAGCACTTTCAGCACCGCTAGCTAATAAATTCCAGTATGTGCCAGTTGTGTCTGCATCTGGACGATTACCAGATGCAGAAGTATGTGCAGACACACAAATATAACTGTTTGCACCAAAATAAACTACATCACCTAAAACATAGTTTGATGCAGTAATCCAAGTAACACTATAACCAGTCCATGTAATACCGCTTGATAAGTTAATTGCACCAGCAGTTACACCTGTTATAGTAATAGTAATATCATTAGCTGGACTGATACCGCCAACTTGTGTTCCTAAAATCTTTAATGTTGTACTTGCACTATAACCAGTACCTTGTGATCCAGATTTAACAGTTACCGAATATGTTGTTCCACTTGTTGTTACGTTAAATTGTGCGCCTGAACCTGCGGCTGTTATATTTGTTCCGCTTAATCCATTATAAGACTGAGTTGTTCCAGCGTTCCAGCGTATACCTGCATTTAGTCGAGTCCAATATGTACTGAACGGAGGTTGACTTTGTGTTGTACCAGTTAATGATCCTGTGGCATTAGTTACTGCAAGTGTTGAACCGCCTGAACTTGTAAGCAATGTGATATGTGTACTATCAATGATAGTACCGACATAGTATGTTGTACCAGATACAATGTTACCAAAACTTGTACCAGAAAATACAATTGGCAAGTTTGCAACCAAGCTACCTGTTGCTGAAACACTTACAGAATTACTACCGCTAGATGTTTGATTAGCAATAATAGTTTGCTGTGCATTATCTGCCATGGCCATATATGTATAGCCACCTAAACGAACTACTTGTCCAATTTTATAACTTGTAAGACCTGACCAATCACCTTGGAAACTAAAACCTGTACTGAAAACTTGCCAGCTGGCTGTGCCTGTACTAGGTGTGGTAGCTGTGTTACTTGCTATTGCAGTATATAAATTTCCGCCGTAAGAAACGATGTCGCCTGTAACATAGTTAGCGGCAACAGTACCAAAGACCGATCCTGTCAATGATCCAGCCAATGCATACGATACTTGAGTTGTTGTTGGAGTTCCAGTTACGATAAATGTACCATTAAATGAACTTGGTGTAACTCCACTGACTGTTATACTTTGACCAACTGCAAATGGTATAGCAGATTGTGTAGCAAAAGATAATGTTGCAGTACCGCCTGATGCACTAGCCGCAGTTAATGTGATAGAACCGACCCAAGCATTATTTCCGCCTGACACATATTCTAAACCATTAACAAAAACACTAAAGTTTGCTGAGGCAAATGTGCCAGAACTAGTGTGTGCTGTTGTACAAATCCAAAGACTTGCACCGTATTTTACAATATCATTAATACGATAATGTGTACTGTTACCGTTCCAAAGTCCTTGATATGCTACTCCTGTATTGAATACAGTCCATGAACTTTGATTAGCTTCTAATCCAAGTGTAGTTGTATTTGCACTAACATGAGCTGTATTACAAATATAATTTAAACCACCGTAGCTTACTAAGTCATTATATTTGTAACGTGTATTAATTGTCCATGCACCTGTCCAGTTAAAACTGCTGGCAAATGATGTCCAGTTACTTTGATTAACTTCAAGTCCTAGGGTGCCTGTACCGCTAACAGTACCCATTACGGTACCAGTCAATGACTGAGCAAGAGCATAACTAACTGTAGTAGCTGTACATGCTGTTACTGTAAATGTTCCGTTAAATCCAGTTTGTGCTGAAAATCCTGAAACAGTTATACTTGCACCAACTAAAAATGGTTGAATATTTGAACTTAATGCTGTAAATGTAAGTGTTGCTGTAGTACCATTAGCAGTTGCGGCTGTTGGTGTTATGGTAGCTGTAGAAGAAGCACTAGTATGAGCAGTCGTACATAGATAAACAACTCCGCCATATAATACTTGATCGTTTACAAGATAGTATTGATTATTTGTCCAGTTACCAGTCCATCGACTTCCGTCTGCAACTACACTCCAGTACCCTGAACTAAAATCTGTTGCAAAAGTAGCACTTGCTGTGTTACTTGTTGTACAAATATAAGTTCTGCCGCCGACTGTAACGACGTCATCTACAACATATCCGGTTCCTGTAGTCCATGTACCTTGGTAAACAAACTTAATTCTACCTAATTTAAACTGTGCCATCTTATTTCATTCCTCTGGTCTATTAATATTTATCTTATTGCTGACTTGAGCTTCTATGTATACTATTGTTCATAAAGAAGTCTAAAGCTATCATATTTCCGTCTACTCCGTAGGCATCTACATACACTTTATTCAACATTTTAACGGATGATCCTACTTGTCCGTTAGGAATACTTGAACGAATATACTGTGCGCCACCAACTACAACTGTACCGGCTGTCATTTGTCCGGTATAGGTATTTGATCCACCTTGACTTAAACGACTAGCCAAGTAAGTTCTAATAGCTCTTTGTGTTGGGATAATACTGTCGCTATTAGCGGTAAATGCGCCATCTGTGCTAAACTGTTGTACAATAGTGGCTGATCCGCCTACGCTAATACCACCCAAGCTCAATGTACTCAATCCTGTTAATCCAAACTGGCTAGCACTTAATGTAACGATACCCGTTGCTTGTTGAACACCAAACAAGTTACCAACTTTGAAGTTACCGTCCTGATCTGTTGATGAAAAGAATACACGCCCAAAATTAACTTCAACTGTTTGATTGTTAACAATTAATTCACTGTCATTTGTTAATGGATATAATGAGTTTACTATATCCCCAGAACCAATATATAGGAAGTCGTGATTTGTAATACGACATTGACTGTATTTTTGACGAATAGTCGCTACAGCTCCGTTGACAGGACTTAATGCTAATGTCATTGCTGGACTTATTGAAATGTTTGCTTGAATATTTGGAGCAACTGTTCCATATACTGCGACTGCACTGGTAATCTTATAAGCCTGTGAATTATTACCGGCAAACTGAATGTTTGATCCCTGACTTGGTAACAAACTTAAATTATTAATAACAATAGTTAATCCAGTTTGGAATGTATCTGCATATCCGTTACCTGTAATTGCCACCTGTGTTGTTGTATTACTATATCCAGCCCCCTTATTAACAAATGTTGGACCTCCTAATGTACCGTTACTTACACGAGGAGTTACTGTAGCCAAACTAGTTACGTTTGGATCTGTAAATGTAATTGTTACGCTTGAAGAAACTGATCCGTTTATGCTAGAACTAAAAGATCCTGACAACGAATAAGCCACGTATGATGTAGAAGAATTAGTTACAATATAAGTTCCGTTAATAGCCGTAGGAGTAAATCCAGTAACTACAATAGTTGAACCTGCAGGGAATGGATTTGTTGTTTGTGTTGCTGAGAAAGTTAATACAGCAGTGCCTGCTCCTACTACGGCAGTAGCAAAAGATGAAATAGTTTGTGTGACATAACCTGAACCAGGTTCAAATTCGCTTACACCATTTAAAGTATTAGAACTTATACTTGGTCTACCTTTAGCTCTGCAACCAGCTGATATTAAACTACCTGTGCTTTGTTGACTTAATGTTGTAAACACTCCAACGTTGGTCGATGTAAAACCAAATGCCAAGGAAGTGTACAGATCATTTGTGACAGTTCTTGGAGTCCAATCTAAACCATTTTCACTGGTGTATGCAGTTGTGGATCCGTTGTATACTGCTACAAAAACACCTTGTCCGTATTTTACACTACTTGCAACTACTGTTTGATTAGACTGATACCATGTTATACCATCAAAACTGTATATAGCTAGTGAACCGTCATTGGCAACTGCTACGAAACGGCCGTTTCCAAATGCTATACTAGTCCATGCACTGGCGGTTGGCAATGTAGTTGATATCCAAGTTTGGCCGCCGTTAACACTTCTTGCGCCTGTAAGAGATCCAGGACCTATTGCAACAAAAATATTACTACCGTATGCTAAACTGTTCCAAGTTTGGCTGATTGGTAATCCGTAAGCAGAATTTCCTCCGGATATAGTTCCAAAAATTCCAGAACTATATGTTCCAGTTAATGCAAATTGTACTTGGCTAGTTGTACAACCAGTTACTACAAATGTTGTGTTAACAGCATTTACTGTACCGCTTGTTGTAGTAGGAGTAAATCCAGATAGTGTAATAGTTGAACCAATTGCAAAAGGTGTAATAGGTTGTGTAGCAAAAGCTACGGTAGCTGTACCTGCACTAACAGTAAATCCAGTTGCGGCTACTGTTGAAATAGTCTGGCCGTTAGTCCAATTTAATCCAAAGTTTGTTGAATACGCACTAGTGGTGCCGCTAGCGCCAATAGCTACAAAGTTTCCGTTTCCATATGCAATCTGTGTCCACTGAGAATTGCTTGGCATAGTGCTGGTTCTCCAACCAGAACCATTATTGTTTGAATAAATTACGTTGGCATTTGAAGAATTTACTGCTACAAAGTAGTTGTTACCAAACGCAATACTTGACCAGCTGGCACTACTTGGTAGTACCATATTCGACCAGTTGCTACCGTCTGTCGAAGTTGCTCCAACAGCGTTAGCACTTGGTATTGCTACAAACGTATTATTTCCATAAGCTATTGCATTCCAGTATATACCAGATGCTAATGTGATAGTTGAACCTGCAACTGCTTGTGTAAACCCTGGACTACTAAATGCAGGTCTCGATTCGATAAAATAAACTGATGTAGAGTCAAGACTTGGAACAATTGGAAAACCAGATGTTACATGATCCCAGCCTACTGCGGCTAAGTTCATAGTACCACTCTTTGTAGTTGGAACTACTACACCGACACTGTTTATTGCAGTACTGACTGTAAATGTCCCGCCATTACCAGGTGTTGGTATACTTGCAATATAGTAAGTTGTTCCTGAACTAATTCCGCCAAACAATGTAGTAGAGAATGTACCAGTCATTGAGCCAATTCCCAAATTAACTGATAATTTCTTGCTAGTTGTTACACCTACCATGCTACTACCAGTAACGGCTGTAAATGTTAAAGGTGTTGGGCAAGTACGTAAACTCATACTGCCTGTTCCGGTGGTTACACCAAATACACCGCCTCCAAGTGTTTGACTTATAGTAAATGAAATACCATCGCCTGCCAATGATAAAATATAATAAACTGTTTCTGCTAAAATATTTCCAAATGTAGTACCTGTGAATATAATAGGTTGTCCTACTATAAATCCTGATGTACTAGATGTCACAACAGTATTAGTTGTTCCGTTGGTCGAAGATACTGTTTGGTTTATAATTGATGTAGATATAGTAAAATCTGTTTGGTCTACTATAGAACTAATATAATATTTTGTTGTATCAGCAATACCACTTCCAGCAATAGCAGGCGCAGTGAATATAATTGGATTTAAAACTTGCAATCCAGTTGTTGATGCACATTGTAGTGTATTGTTTACTGTACCTGTGACTGTAATATTAAATGTTGCCGCAGAAATTGTAAAATCATTGCTGTCAATAATATCATTAATATAGTATGTAGTAGCAATACTTAGTCCACCGATAGCTGTTCCTGTAAACGCTATAGGATAATTAACAACCATATTTGTAGTACTGGCTTGGATATAACTATTACCCGAAGTAAAACTCATAACCATAGTTCCTGATCCGCTTGTCAACGGCCAAACAGTTCCAAATGCCTGTGTTGAAATTTGAATCGTTGTAGAACTTAAAATAGCATAGACATAATATTGATATCCTGCTGTAATGGTACTGAAAATTGCGCCAGATCCTGCTGAAAATATGATAGGCATGTTAACAGTCAAGCCATTTGTACTTGCTAATGTAAGTGTATTAGTTGTTCCGCCAATAGCTTGAGTTACTGTAGTCTGTGATAAAGAAGTAGATGTTACAGTAGTTGTATAGTATGTTGGAACAAATTGAACTGGCATGTTTAGATATAACAAACTAGTTGTTGAATTTGCTGATAAAGTAAAAGCACTGGTTACTGCACTACTACTTGCAATCTGTAACGGAGTAAATGATTCTTTTAATACGTATGCCAATTTGCTTGTAGTATTGTAAGTAGCCATATATCCGTATTGGCCTGCACCTGTACCACTTTGAATAAACACACGCATACCGATATAATTACTTGGTTGATTAACATCAGACTGAGCCAATACAATGTATTGATTTGTTCCGCCTTGTGCATTATTACCTGCTGTCAAATATCCCGAGCCACCTGATGTAACTAATGTTTGGAATACACTATTAGATCTTAGTTCATCTCCAATTAATAATGCACCTGTTCCTGATCCAGTTACATTATAATAAGCATACGCACTATATCGGCTTACACCAGTATTTTCAATATAAAAACTTGGAGCAAGTGTAGGTTTAGAAATTTCAACTTGAGCACCATACAAATAATTATAAAGTCCTACAGCGCCATTGATACCTTTTGGATATATTCTTAGTTGTAATGTGTTGTTTAGGCCGGCTGTGTCGTTGAACGCAAACCATATTCTATACCAACCAGCAACTAGCGTAACTTGTGAACCAAATTGTGTTGGTAAATATCCACCGTTAGAATTAGTTGGAGTAATTGTGTTAGTAGTAAAATTATAATTAATTGCACTAGTACGTGTACTAGATCCAGAATAGATTGCTTGGATATCAAGCTGTGTTGCAGTTCCTTGATATACATAAACACTAGCAGTATAACTTTGTGTACTGCCTGTTGGAACAATTCCAGTTGCAACTACCGAAGAAATAACATTACCTGTTACAGTATTAACTGTGATATTACAATTATTAAGACCAGATAGTCCTCCTAACAATGCACCTGAAATTGTAAGTGTATTGCCTGCGGCGTATCCGGTTCCTCCGTAGTTTACAGAAACAGTATATCCTGTGCTAGTAACTACTACGTTAAATGTTGCTCCGCCACCAGTACCCGTATTTGTTGTAGATGGAAGATTAGTATAACTTGCTCCAGCTGGATTTAATGTTATATTTTGATAGATGTAGCCAGTACCAGTACCACCAGTACCAATCATTGTGTATGCTTCAATGTTGCCGGTCGGAGCGGCAAAAGTTTTGTCAAAAATAATATTTCCGTCAGATACCCAATTTGGTCCAAGATAGTTATTACTATAGTACAACATATTTGTCGATGTTGTATTATATGCACTACCTGCATTTGCATAATTTAATTTAATCAATTGGGCTGCCGCACCTAAACTACTTTGCACACTTGCCTGTACTTGGCTCGATTGATTATAAACTGTGCCGGTGATAGGAACTTCAGTGGTATCAAATCCGCTACTAATAACACCATAGTTACCGTATGAACTATTACCGTTGGCCGCACGGATACGACCGCCTGCTTCAGCAAAATAACCAGTATATCCAAAATAACAGAACACACTAATACACTCGGTCAATGCTCCGGGGCCTGTACACCAAATGCCTACGCCATCTTGAATAACTTGTGTAAAGTCGTTACTTGTAAATGATTTGTAACCGCCGTTATGCAAAGTTCCATCGATTTTATTACCTGTACATCCGTTACCAAATGTTGTAATATTTTCCATAAATGGACTACGACGAATAATCCAAGCTGTCGAATCGTTAGGACCTTGTCCTGGATCTAATGCTGTATAAGCACCACCACTTGGATGCTGAATATTATTTGCATCTGGTGCCAACAATGTTCCTTGTAGACCTGACAATGTCATATTACGAACGCTAGTACCATTGCGGCAACGGAACATGTCTTTTAAACAATCTCCTGCATATACTGTCATAGTACCTGTTGCAGATGTTAAAGATAATGTTGCACCAGTAGATGTCAAATATACATTGCTTGCAGTTACAGTCGTTGGTAAACTAATTGAAATAGAATTCAAACTAGAATTGCTAGGAGCAATAGTTATACCTGTAATTGTTGTACCTGTTTGTATACCAGGACCTGTAATTGTAGCACCAACCACAAGGCCGATAATATTTGAAACATCTGTTAATACCTGACTACTAGCAGTTGTTGTTGCAATAAATTGTGTGGTGGGACTCAATGCTACACTAAATTGGTTTGATGTAATTGTCGACCCAATTACATAATATGTCTGGCCTGGAGTAATTCCACCAAACCCAGTATAAATGGATGTGGTAAGAATAGTAGTATCTGCAAATTGAATTGGCATTTGATCTACTAATCCAGATGTGCTAGTAACTGTAATTAAATTTGTTCCTGTAGTAGTTGCTGTGCAAGTTGTTTGGATACTTGTTTTTGGAAGAACTACTACTCCTCTTAATTCATCTCCAATAATAGAAACGTTTGCCGGAACAACAATTGGTAACGATTCAAGATATGTTCCAGTTTTAACATTAATAACACAAGACACTCCACTATTTTGTGCAGGTAACAACGATGTACTTTGTGTAGCCAACGCATTGTAAATGTAATTAAACAATGTTGTTGCTGAACTTGCGCCAGAAGCTTCTGCCGCTGATCCAGAAGTATTTTGATAAATGACTGGAGATACGCTGTTTAATACTTGATAGTTGTATGCTGGAGTTGTTTGTGTTATTGCATCGGTTAATAATGTCAATGCGTAGTTTAACATTGGAAGATAATATGGCATATCAGCCGCAACTGCTGTATTATAGAATGTACTTGTCAATCCATATGCAAAATAAGCCAATGCCGTTGCAACACTTTGACTGTTTCCACCTCGAGCTAAATCGTATGCGATGGCATCGATAATTAATCCAATATCTCTTGCCGCTTTAGTTGAATTAAATGCGTATGCTGTACTATAAGGACTAATATTATTATTAATCTGATACTGTGCCCATTGTACCATCTCTGCTTGAATCCAAGATTTATTTTGTGTAATCAAAGCAACTGTGTTGGTGTTTTGTGTGCCGGCACCAACTGTGGCAGCCGCATAGGCAATAGTTTTCCATGGGCGATCCCAGTTTTTTCCATAGCCAGGCGCATCTATACCAGTTAATGCTGACACATAAAACACGTTTGGAACAACGTTAATTTGACTCCAAGTCGGATTATTATTAGTAGCACGTAAAGTATAGCCACTTGTACCGATGGCAATGTTAGAATATGCACCGTTGCTAAATGTTTCAATATCGCCTTGCGATGTTAATGCTTCTTTTCTTGCACCAACTGCTAAAATTTTCCAATAGGTATTAAATGAATCCAAGTCTGGACGATTGGCATTAGATGCTGTATGATTTTGATCACATTGGTATGTTGTGTTGCCCCATATTACCTGATCTCCTACAATGTAAGATGCTCCAGATGCCCAACGTCCGTACCAAATGCCGCCTGGTATTACTAATTTCCAATAAAGATAATTGATTCCAACAAAATTAATATTTTGTCCATTAATTAATGTGCCATCAGGAGCATAATTTAAAGTTACTCCCACTGGGGAAGAAATAATACTATTAACAGATTGTCCTAAAGTTAATCCAGCTCCTAGAGCTATCATACCTACTTGAACACCAGATGTTGAACTAAGATTTACAGTTGTTCCGCTACTGCCTGTGCTGTTATAAGTGATACCCGAAGTAGAATAGGATGCTGGATCTTGACTTGTATTGTCTTGTACAGCTTGGAATACTAGACCGTGTCTGCGTACCACTGTTCCAATTTGATAAAGTTGTCCTGTAATCCAATCAACCGGACTACTACCATTTGGTGTTAGCAATGTCCAGTCTATTGTGTCAGTTGACGGTGCGGACCCGCTATTATTACTAGCAGTATTATTAATATATGTATTGCCACCATAGGTAACAATGTCTCCTATTTGGTATGTTACACCGACGTTAAATCCTGAAATAAATCGTTGATCAGGAATATAAGCAATCCAATATGTAGATGTTGCAAATGCAATACCAGACACATTGTATTGTGTACAGGCATATAAACTTCCGCCCACTTGCACTATGTCATTTAATTTATATCTTGTATTGGCAGCCCATGCTCCAACATAATTATAATTACTATCTAGAACTGTCCAAGATGATTGATTGGCTTCTAGTCCTAATTGCGACACACCTGTAGAGATACCTGGAGTTGCAATAGTACCATTGATTGTAATTTGTGATGCAAATGTTACACTACTTTGTGTACTAGAAACAACTGTATAAGTACCATTAATAATTGTAGGATTAAATCCTGATAAAGTTATAGTTGTACCAACTGCATAAATTACAACGGGTTGAGGAGTAAATGTAATTGTTACTTGGCTTCCAGTACTAACTGCGCCTACGGCTTGCAAAGCACCTGTGGATGTATGACCAGTTATACAAGAATAAACAATACCACCATATTGTACCACAGCACCGACACCATAAACAGTATTAGGTTGCCATGTTGATAACCATTGCGGGTATTGAGTATATTGTGTCCAGTTAGACTGTTGACTCTTAAATGCTGTTGAAGTATGAGGAGTTGTACAATAGTAAACAAATCCACCAAATATAACAATATTACCTAAACTATAAAATGTATTTGTCTGCCAAGGACCATCAAATTGTTTACCATCTAAAATTAGACTCCAAAGTCCATTATTAAGATCTGTGTAAAAATTTGAACTTGCTGTATTAGGTGTTACGCATGAATATGTTTTTCCTTGATAACCGACAACACTATCTTTTGCATATTGTGTGCCAGTAGTCCATGCTCCTGACCATATAAAACGTAATCTACCAATTTTAAATTCTTGTGCCATTATATAATGTTCCTATTAACCTAATGATATTGTTTGTGCGCCAGTATAGTTATATACCTGATTGATCTGAACACATAATTCGCCTTGGTTATCTAAAAAATAATAACAATTTTTATTATCCCAGCGATATTGATCAAACTGTAAATTAGGATAAGGACGACTGTGATCTGTTGCCAAACGTCCGTCGAAGAAATCGACACCGTACTCAAACTGTTCAAAATTTCCAGTATTAGGACCTGGAACATTTACAGTTAGAGTTGTGACAGATGTTAGCTGATCGATTTTATAAAAATAAAGAGTACCATCATCTAAACGTTGTAGTCCGTAGAAATATCTAGGATTTCCTTCGCCTAAACTGTCATTTAAATTAAGTTCTGTACCAATAGTATATGCCATAATAGTTATCCTTAACTGATCTCAACCCAACTCATTACTAAATCTATACTACTAGCAAGATTTGAAGTAACTATAACATAAGTTAATGGTCCTAGATTTAATTTTTCACCGCCAGTAATTACCCTAGCACTACTATTGGGAGGTATGGTGAGATTGTTTATAAAATATGCTGTAGTACCTGCCACAGTATCTTGTAACTGTACGCTAGCTTGTATAATACTAGATGTTGTGTTAGTTAAACTCATGCCAATTACAGTAGTAGTAGCACTACCGTTAGTTGTTACTACTGTTGTAGGAGTTGTTCCTAGCCCTGTGTTTAATACGTTTTTAAATACTGTTCCCATATATTATCCTAGTGCGATCGCTAGACCTGCGCCAATTGAATTTGCTGTTGCTGTTGTTACGCCTGAACTACTACCTGCAACACTTCCCCAACCTGATCCGTTATATACTTCAACATATTGTTGTTGAGTATTAAATCGAAGCATGCCTGTTGTTTCGTAAAGTGTTATAGGATAGTTGCCACTGGTTCCTACTGGAATTACAACACCGTTTGTTCCGGTAAATTGAAAATATCCTTGACTTGTTCCTGCAATAGTTACGGAAGTTATAGTTTGACTTGGTGCAACATAATAAGTTCCTGTGCCGCCTGTTCCTGACAAATTGGCAACAATACCTGAATTTGCAAGAATTGTGTTAGCACCACTACCTCCGCTTATACCCATGCCTGGAATAATTGTTCCACTATTTACACTAGTTACGTTCAATACGATTGGTGTTGCAAGAATGGTTTCGATTGCAATAGTACTTGAATAATTTGAACTGATGTACCATGTACTACTAGAGCTTGAACCAGTTCCTGATATATTACTTACTATGTATGTTCCGGTTGTAATGCCAGTTCCTGACAAAGACATTCCAGGAACTAGTGTAGGAGTTCCGCTTGCATATGGAGTTGCTATTGCAAATGCAGTTCCGTTATTGGTCAATGTTTGATATCCGCTTGGACCAGAAGTATCTGTTGTAAATGCGCCTGGTGTTAAAGCTGTTAATAACAATTTTGTGTTGGCTACGGCTGTTAATGTTGTATTTGGTACGGTGATGGTTGTCTGTGTTGGATCGTAAACATTGCTACCAATTACAACTCTAATATTAGTCAAATTGCCTTTAAAGTAATTTGTATTACCTTGTTCGCCTACCAAAGACATATATCCTTGATAATTTAAATTGTTAGATGTTGTACCACTACTTGAGCGTGTTCCATTTAAAAATATAGTCTCTATACCACTACTGTTACGTGTGGCTGCCACATGATTCCATGTGTTTAAACTAATTGTAGGAACTGTGTATGTATTAGTTGTTGTGTTATAAGTTGATGTAGTAATGCTAGTTAATGAATTAATAATTAATCCATATCCATAATTATTTGACCCGCCTAGAATTACTCCGCTAGTGCCGCTGGTCATATAAAACCATGCTTCGGCAGTATATGCACCTGTACCAAGAATTAATCCAGGACTCATGCTTAGATACTGTGGACTACCTGTCATTGCAATACTTCCGCCTGCTGGCCAGAAAGGAGCAACTGCCAATGTCAATACAGAACCTGTTATAGTAGAACTTGTAGCAATTGGTGTACCAGGTGTGATAGTTCCTACAAAACTGGCATTGCTAACAGTTTGTGTAAATTGTGTTACAGCATTGGGACTAATATTTGTAAGAGTATTATTAGTAAATTGTAAATTTCCAAATACAATACCGCCTGAACCTGTTGAGTTAAAGTAGATGCTAGTGTTGGTTCCAGTAGCTTGAATAGTACTTCCAGAAATTATTAAATTACTTGTATTAAATGTAGTTGTGTTTAATGTTGTAGCATTAAATGTGCTGGTTGTTAATCCTGCTGTATAAACGTTTGCCCAAGTTAAATTACTTGCGCCTAAATTATATGTGTTTGTAGTTGATGGTAAAATATTACTATTAACTTCACCTGTAAAAGTAATAGTATCGTTTGTTGCGGCACCAAGATTAATGTTTCCGTCGGCTGTAATATTGCCAGTTGCATGCAAATTACCATTTACCAATACATTATTGTTAAGATTAATAACACCAGTTCCGTTGGCTGTAATATTAATTGCTTCATTAGTATTAATACTACTGATAGTATTTCCACTAAGTGACAAATCGCCAATGTTGGCAGTTGTCATGTTAACTGATGGAGTGCCACCACTAGGTGTAAATGTAATTGTACCGTTAGTACTTGAAATTGTACTGCCAGAAACAGTAATATTACCTAGTGTACTTGATCCGCTAATGTATAAATTGGTAGTACGGGTTGTCCCATTAACTGACAAATCGTTAGTGGGCGTGGCGGTGTTGATGCCCACGCGGCTGTTATTAACATCCAAATAGAGAAGGCTCGTCTCAAAGGCTAAATTGACCCCGTTACGAAGCAAATTATCCTTTAAGAGCGGACCTGAAATTCGACCAACAGCCATTTACGCTCCCGTATACCCCGTGTTTCACGGTTAACCACTTTTTCAGCTGGACGCTCTTAGCGGGTTTACCACTGTTTAACCATACGAAAAATTGGTCATTTTTCGTAATCAATGTATTTAGCTGTTTTTAATTTTTGGGTTATTATCTGCCGAATATTATGGCATCTGTAAGCATAATAGTTTGTACTTGAGAAAGGCTTAGGGTAGCACTGGCTCCGCCAATGGCTTGCCAGGATCCGCCATTAAAAAATTCCCCATAGCCCAAAGTTGTATTAAATCTTATCATTCCTATAGTAGCGTTGAATGGTCTTTGGGCTGTTGTTCCTGCCGGAATTGCTACCCCATCCGTACCGCCAAACTGGAAATATCCGTTACTCGTTGGAACAAATTGAAACGCACCCGTCGATGGATTTGTAATACTATTTTGATTTACTGCTGTAAACTGAGTGCCGTTTAGGCTAATTATACCAGTACCAGTAGGCAAAATTTGTGTGTTTGTACTGGCTGTAGTATTAGTAATTGTACTACCATTAAAACTTAATTGTCCGCCATTAAATGTAGTAGCAGATGTTGTAGGAACTGTAGTAGATCCTACACTAAAAGAATTTGTATAAACATTGTTCCATTGATTTGTATTAGATCCTAGCGTATAGGTGTTAGTAGTTGATGGTAAAATATTACTATTAATTTCGCCTGTAAAACTGATAGTGTTACTATTGCTAGTACCTAAAGTTAAATTTCCATCAAAAGTTACATTTCCAGTAGCATGTAAATTTCCGCTCACTGTAACTTGAACACTAGAATTTCCGTTAGATAAATTGATTGACCCTGAACCGTTCGCAGTAATATTAATGTTGTCATTTGCAACATTATTACCAATAATATTACTACGTAAATATAGGTTATTTGTAGTTAAACCAGGAGTAACCGTTGTTCCACTAACAGTAATATTGCCAACAGCATTTTGAATATTATTTGTACTAATGACAAAATTGCCAAGGTCGGCAGTAGAATCAACTGTTAATCCGACCGAATCTATTGCAGTAGGAGTATAAAGATCGTTAACTGGTGTAGTTGTATTAAATCCGACACGTTTGTTATTAACATCTAAAAACAAAACTTGAGTGTCAATGGCGAGGTTATTACCGTTACGTAATAAATTGTCCGATAATAACGGACCGCTAATTCTACCTAGTTCTCGCCCCATGGTAGGCTCCTAATTACTGGTCAAAGCCAAGTAATGCAATAACTGTTTTTCCGTAAGGTACTGGTGCAGTAAATTGCAAATAATAACCAGACTCAAGTGTACTTGAACTAGTAATTGTAATTTGTGTATTAACTGCCAATGTGCTTGTTGTAGTTGCTTTGTTGATTGTAATACTGGTCAATGCATCTGTGTTTGGATCTGTTGTGAATGCTGTTATTATAGTGCTTGCTTGAATATTTGTACCTGTTACTGTTGCTCCAGATATATCTCCAGTAACAGTTGTTGCGGTACCTGTACCACTACCTACGCCAGTTGCCACAAAACTTGTACCAACGTTGCTGTTAGCCGCGCCAATTAATGTAAAGTTTGTAGTACCTGCTGAAGTAATTGTATAAGTTGTTCCTAGAATAAATGAACCAGCAGTTACAGTTGTACTTTGACTTGCTACAAACGTTGCATAACCATTAGTTGTTCCGCTAGTTGTAATTGTTCCCGGTACTGTTCCTGCTCCAGGGTTACTTGCCAATGCATAGCTAACACTAGAACTTGTACTAGCTGTTACTGTAAAGACTCCGTTGTATCCGCTTGGAGTAAATCCTGTCACAGTGATAGTTGCACCAACTGCAAACGGTACCCATGAATAACCAGTAAAGGTTAATGTTGCCACACTACCTGACCAACTTGCACCAGATGCATTAGCACTTGTATTAAAATATAATGTTGTCGAACCACTTGGTGCAGCCACACTCAATGTTGGTGTATAAGTTCCATCTATGATTGTAGGATTTTGAACAACTGTATAATTGATACCTGACAACTGAGGAATGTTTTCAACATAGACTAAAACATTTTGTGCACCAAAGTTTGTAACATCGCTTGATTTATTTGTTGGATTGTAATATACTGGATTCAAAGGTCCAAAGTATGTACTAGAACTATCTCCAGCACCTAAATTTTGTTGAACAATTTGTGTAGCCTCTTTAAAACGCAAAGCTCTCCACGTACTACCTTGATAAATTTCTGCTTCGTTAGTTGTTGTATTATAACGCATCATACCAGATGTTGGACTACCTGGACGTTGTGTAGTTGTGCCGTTAGGAAGTACTAGGCTTCCTGCACCGGTAGGACTTATATAGACGTTGGCATTTGCTGTATCTGAATATACAGTAGTATCAAAAATTGCACGACGACTAAGAGTTTGTTGTTTAAGAAATCTCATTATACTGGCAATGTGCTTATGGTTATATTCAAAGTGCTAGCCTGACTGCTAACTGCTACGATTGTGTCGTTTGAACTCAAAACTAATTTCTCTTGATCTAAACTTACAGTTTCACCCGCAGGCACTGCAAGAGCATTAATGATCATATTAGAAGTACTAGCAGTACCTACTGATCCGCCATTGTTAGGAACTGCATACAATGTTAAATTTGATGCAGTTGATCCACTTGTGTTGCAAACAATCATACAAGTAATAGCATTACCAATTTGAGGACTAGTTACGGTACTAGTATAAACTGTTGTGTTTGTTGTTCCGATTATCTGTGATGTTAATGGCATGTTATGTCCTTATAGTAAAATACTTAGCAGTACTGCTCGGTTTCTACTAATTAATTCGTCTGCGGTTTGTACGGTAGAATTGACCAAATACAATCCAGTTCTTCCTGGGCCAATTGTAGTACTAGAATATAATTTTGTACCACCACTAGTATAAGTAGGAGTGCTTGCTTGGTTGTCCAACTGAGCAACTGCATTAATTTCTACAGGATAAGTTGAACTTTGTGTTGTTAAAATTAAATTAGCATTGGTAGAGTTTGAAATAGTATTAGGATTAGCTGTTGATCCAACTGATAAATTTCCTAAAACAGCACCTGTACTGTTAATAGTAACGACTGTGCTACCAGCTATCTGGAATAAAAGACCTGAGCTGGTCGCTTGAATAGCACTATTGGCTGAACCAATAGCAACGCCGACTGGCTGTTGGATTGTTTGAACTGTAGCAGTACCTGGTGTACTTGAACCTAATGTATAGTTAGATGCGATATAAGTTTGTACCCATTGCACGTTTGGAATATCGTCACCACTTAACACACGTTGATAATATGGAACTCCTGCGGCTGTTGTACTATTAGCCAAACGCAAAGTAGGAGCTCCTCTTTGCATGTCAATGATTAAAGTATTATTTCCGTCACTTGTGATTGTTCTTAATTCTAATCCGCTCAAAGATCCGTCAGCAGTTTGTAATTTAAATGTACCACCTTTGTTTAAAGTGATAGTACCTAATGTTGTAATAGTTCCAGTCACAGCACTGGCAAATGTAACAGAACTAGTAGTACATGCTGTTACTGTATATGTTCCGTTATATGTTGAAGGTGTAAACCCTGCAACTACAATGGTAGATCCAGTACTTCCGTTTGAAGCCACTGGAAATGGTACAGAACTCTGTGTTGAAAAATTAAATGTTACTGCTGATCCTGTTGCAGTATAACTTGTTGCAGTTATAGCAGTTGTTGGATCATAATGTCTTACTGATTCATCAAATAATAATTCTGCCGCTTGTGCAACACCCCTATCTATTTGTAATCCAGATTGATAACTTAATGCACTAGGAATTCCGTTAGTAGTTAGTCCTGCATTGATTTGTAATACGTTTACTTCAACGTTTAAAGTACTCGAATTAATTGTAGTAGTTGTACCATTAACAACAAGATTGCCAGTGACTGTTACTTGACCAGAACTAGTAGGGTCAAGAATAATTGTCCCACCATTTTGAACTAATACGTGGTAATCGCCTTGGTTTGTTTTTACAACTCTTGTCATTTAGAATCCTAATTGGGGACCGAAGTCCCCATTGAGTTTATTAAGCGTTATCTAGTGTTACTGAAACGTTAGCGGTCGGAGTTGTTAAATTCCATTGTGCCGCTTGTCCAGTAGTAAACTGTGTACCTGAAATTGGAGTTAAGTATGCCTTACGGTTTGTTAACTTAGATACAGCATAGATACCACCAGCACTGTCAGTAGCAATGATTGCCATTTGACCTGAAGTCAAACTGCTTTCAGCAACTGCTGTTAGCCTGCACAATGTACCTGGGAATGTACCACCTTGTTGGATAACACGGAATGTACGTGAACCTTCTTGTTTGATGATGTCACAATCGGTATACAATGTTCCGCCAATGTTGGCGTTAGCAATAATCTGCTCGTAACGTCCTGTGTAACCACTTGTTACTTGAGCGGCTAATGTAGCTGTAGCTGTAGCTGAACCAGAACTTAATGTTACAACTGGAGTGTAACCAGCGATTGTTACAGAATCACTTACAGTATAAGTGAATGTCAAACCAGTTGATGTTGAACCACCAACTGTTACAGTACCTGTACCGGCAAGAGCACCTGCTAGTGATGTACTTAATGTAACTGCTGTAGTTGTTGGAGCAACTGCTGAGCTAACATAATATGTTGTACCGCTTGTTACACCTGTTAAGTTACCACTTAGTGTACCTGTTACTGCAATCGCTGTTCCTACTGGAAGAGCTGTTGTAGTTGCTGTATATGTTAACTGACCGGCTGTTTGGCTAACTGCGGCCAATGCGGCACTGTTAGGTTGTGATGTTGTTGATGCGGCTGTACCAACACCTGCGCCAGTAACTGAAGTACTTACTGTAACTACTTTAGTTGCTGTGTTAGCAGTTTTGATATAGTAAGCTGTACTACCTGTTAACCCACCGATTGATTGGCTTGGTGTAAATTTCATACCAACAATCATTTCATCAATCGAACTAACTGTAATGTTACCACTACCGTCAGTTGCTGTGATGCTCATAGTCTTAGTATCTGCAGAATCTAAATAACCATCACCACCGTTGTTAGTTAATGAATAACTTGTAATTGTGAATGATGTTAGTGTGAATGTAGCGGCCGATGTAAATGTACTACCAACTGCCGTTAAAGCTGTTGCACCTGATGTTGCGCCAGTCCATGTACCGCCAGAAGTTACTGAGTTAACTGTTGTAATAACGCCAGAACCGTTTGTTGTAACGTTCAATACTGCTGTACCACCGCCTTGAGCACTTGTACCAGTTACTGAAACTGTAAATGTACTTGATGCTGGATAACCTGTACCACCACTTGTTATGCTTGCGGCTGCGGCTGTTAAAACTGCAACTGCCGTAGCTTGTACACCGTTAGCAAGTTGTGGACCAAAGATTGATAAACTTGGAGCACCAGATGTATAACCTGTTAGTGTACCGCCTGTTGCAAGACTTGCAATATTTGAACCACCAATGCCGGCATCAACTGCGGCAGAGCGGCTATATGTACCTGATGCTGACGCATTACGTGAGCCAAAGTACTTTTTATTAAGAGGACGTCCCATTTTGTTTTCTCCTTATGAAAAACACGGCGTTCTAGGCCGTACGCAGTTGGATTTCTGCATAAAACTCACCCCATGTGAGTTGTTACTATGTATTTATGCGTAGGTAACTCTTACACCTATTTGATCTATATAAGCTGTGTCTCTGTGAGGGTATATACTGTTGCTTTTAAAACTAATTACAACTCCAAATGTAGGATCACTAATGTTGGCCGCTGTAAGCCCAGTTGTACCCCATAAATCTGCAGGACCGCCATATATATTAAAATCACCCACAGGTACTAGCGGAATATCGTTAGGACCTCCACCTGTATACATATTACTTTGTACAGGATTAATTAAACTGGCATAATTATTTCCAATAAGATTACCTCCCAGTGTTAATTGTATTACTAAATCTTCAATTCGTCCTGCACGTAAAAGATTTAATTTAAATTCTATACCCTGTACTGCGGTTGCCTTCAATGGAATTTTTAAATTAGTCAGCCACAGTTGACTTGTATTACTAAGAAACTTTTCCATCCACATACCACTAATGGTATACAACGGTTGTTTGCTTGTTGCATAATTATTTTCTGATATAATCTTATTAAACTGCCAATCAATACTAGGAGTATTAATGATTTCATTTAATACATTAACATTTGTAACTGTTTGCGGATTATAAAATTGTGTGGTAGTCATCATATATTTACCGAAAAAAAAAGTCCACCGAAGTGGACTTTTTAATTTACTAATTAACCTCTTGGTTATCAGATTAGCTGAACTTAACGTTAGCGGCAGTGATAGCAACTAGACCTAAATAGTCAGCGGCGTTACCTAGAGATGATGCAGTGTTTGACAACTCAACATAACCATAACGTGTCATGAATGAAACGACTGGTTCGAATGTTGATGGGTCAAGAACAACACCAGAACTCATTAAAGGAATATATGGGCAATAGAATGCAGGAGCATCTGATTCACTTGCACCTTTGTATCCGATAAGGATTGGTGTAGCATCTTGTGCGTAGCTGTTAACATACACTTTCATTGCATTGTTTAATGTACCAACAAACTTAGTGTTTGTAGGTGCTTCAAATGTACCTTCTGTTGTACGAGCAAAAGCTGAAGTAGTAGCAGATTGTAGAATTGTTAATGCAAATGGGCTTACAACAGCATAATTACCAGCGCCACGACGTGTTCTTTGAGCGATCAAGTTGCTTACGCGATTGATCTGAACAGCTAGAGCGGCATGCTCGTCACCTACGAATGTTGCAGTACCAGAAACTTGTGACTGGTCAAAAGTTTGTGTTGCAGTACCAGCTAAAGAAATCAATGAAGAAATAATTTCTTGGTCGATTTCAGCTGTAATTTCTTGTGCTAAAGCAGCCATTACTTCTGCTTCAACGTCGATACCTTGTTGTGCTTGAGCATCTTGTGCTGACTCAAATGTCCAACGAGCTGATAGCTTGCGTGTTTTTGCTTCAACAGTTTGCTTCAAGATTTGAATACTTAAACGGTTACCAGCAACACCTTCTAAAGTAGCTGTTGAAGCTGCCTTAGCAAAAGCGTCGTTAGCGTTACCAGAATAAGCACTAGCAATCTTGAATGGGCTCAATGCCTCTTCACCAGCTAGTACGTTAGCACCAGTTGATGTATCACTATAACGCACACGCAATGTGTGGATCTGTCCTACTGGACCAGTCATTGGTTGTACACCTACTAATTCGTTAGCAATAACGGTAGGCATAACGCGGCGGATTACTGGAAGAATCACGCGATTTAAAGTTGCAACGTTACCAGCAGAAGTGGCACCAGCAGTTGGAGATTCCATCAAATACTTGCGAGTATTCTCTAGGGTTACACCCATTACTGATTTTTTTGTGCCTTGTAAGCCTTCTAATAGGGCTTCCTTAGTTTCTGCCCAACGTCCTGTTAATAGTTCTGACATTTAAATTTCTCCTTAAAATTTTAGTCCAGCAAGTCTACGAATGTCAACAATATTGCTACTGTCACCATCTAACCCACTGCTATTTTGGTTGTTGGAAATCTTATTTCCGGTTATTTCTTTAGCCTCTACTAGTGCCTGTTTCTTCTGCGGAGTCTTGCTAACATTACCATTGATAACGCTTGGCAAGTACTTTTCAAAACTTTCGTTTAGACGTTCTGTTTTCACAGACTCCATCAACTCGCTCATGATTTGCTTTTGCTCACTGTTAAGTGGCGCCAACAATTCACTCATGATTTCTTTTCTTTCTTTAGCTTCTTTCAAAGCACGGATCTCTGCATCTTTACTTTCTAGGATTTGCTCAGCTTGTACGACTGCCTTAGCGGCCTCTTGCATAGCTTGATCTTTCAGGTCTATAACCTTGAGTAATTTAGATGTTTCCGATTTTTCATTTAGGTAAGACGCTTGATATTCGTGAGCAAAAGCTTCAAATAACTTGCGACCAAAATCTGCACGACGAGCTGTTTCGATGTCTTCTTTTAATGATGTAATTTCAGAACGTAGTCCTTCGCTTACAACACCTTGAACCATCTTAGCGGCACGAGTTACAAATTGCTCTTTTACCTTCTTGATTTCTTGTCGACCTTCACGGATTAAGCGAACTTTAGTTTCTGCTAAATCCTTCTTGTCTTGACCAAACTCTGTAATTTCTTGAGCTAGAGCCTCAACTACAAATTGTTCTAACACGCCAAACTTATTTGCCATTCTTACTTGATCTTCATGAAGTTCACGAACTTCTTGAGCTAGTTGACGAGTAACAAATTCCTTCATCATCTCGGCATCTTTCTTCATCTTCTTAGCATACTTGACTTTCATCTCAGCTAATTGATTGCGATCATCGGCAAATTCTACGATTTCAACAGCTAGTTGATCAGTGATCATACGATCAATTGCTTCAACCATTGTTGCTTTATCGTGTTCATATTTTTGTGCAAACTCTTCACGTAATTGTTGAGCGGCTGTTTCCTTAGCTTCGTTAACCTTAGCTTCAAACGCCTTCTCAATTGACTCTTTAATCTCTACAGAAATCACATTGTTTTCAAATAAACTTTTTAGTGCATCCAACATATGATTCTCCTTGTTATTGGAGTCTGCTTATTATCGCTAATAAGCTCTCTTTGAGATATTTCTGTGCCTTAGGATCCCCTTTCACCTCTTCCGCTATACGCAAGGCACTTAGACCACCGCGATTATTCATCAGGTGTTCATAAATTGGTGTGGGATATGCTCCAGGAGCACTAGGTTGAGCTACCATATCTACTGTGATAATCTCAAAATCTGATACTTCACCGGATCCGTCATCTTTGACGTTTCCGGATCCGCGACTTGAAACACCTAACTTGACTCCGCTTTC